GGACAAGGACGCGATGGTAGGATAAGGAACAGATGTAACATTAGTTGATCATGATCGTGGGATCATGGGATGAATGGATCACGAGTCGTCCGAAGGACGATGATGATGATGAGGGAGGAGGGGGATGTTTCTTTGTCGTCCATGCAAGGAGGGTTTGGGGGTCGAGGGGCTGGTGCGCTCCTGGGGTCGCTGCGAGATGTGTGATGGACCGAGCACCTACTGCTTCGACATCCCGGCGAGCCGTTTTCCCAAGGCTGCCGTGGACATCGACCGCTTGATCGAGGAGCTGTTCGGCCTGGCCCGGGAGTGCAGGCTCGGTACAGCAACATATGAGGCCGGACAGCCGGTGTGCCAGGAGCTGGACCGTGCCATCGGGGCGGTCCCGGCCGACGTGCTACCCATGCTCGTGCGGCACCTGGTCATCATGGTTGACGAGATTTCCCACAGCTATCAGGAGGCACGGACAAGGAGGTAGACATGATCAAGGTGCAGCGGATGCCGGAGGTCTTCTGCCCCAGCTGCGTGGAGCAAGGCGGCCTTGAGGCCTACCCCTATCCAGGCGTACCCGTCCTCAACTGCCGCCTGTGCCCCTATTTCGCCCTGGGGCACTGGGAGGGAGCCGATGCGGTGTTCCCGGACCCCCACGTCGTTCCTGAGGGGCTCCTCGGAACTGGACAAGTGGCGCGGTGAGCCTGTAGCATCACGGGAGAGGGAGGATCAAGCATGAAGAGGATGGAACCCGAGACCGCCGAACAAATCCGTGTGATCATGGCTTTGTGTCGCAGCCGTGGTCAAGACACCGTGTCCACCCTGGACCGGGCGGGGTTCCTGCGGCACAAGACCAGCAGGAACCGCGACCTGATCAACTTCCTGGACACGGGGATCATCCCCGGGGTACAGAACCTGAAGGTTCCCCCCGGCGTCAGGACCCCCCTGGACATGAAGCGTGTGATCGTCGAAGCGCTGGAAGGTCTGCGTGATGGGCTCGAAGCAACTAAGTGACGCCCCGCAGAACATGGGGCAGTTCGTCCGCTGGCGCGGGGAGAAAGGTGCCCACGTCTGTGACGACCACTACCTGTGGCAGGTCAACCGCAAGTGGAGAATGCTAGGCCGCCTGGCCGCAGCGCCTGCTTCGGCGGCATTGCGGCGCGGGCGTCCCATCGGCTGAAGGAGAGGAGAGAGGAATGATTAACAAAGTCAACATGCGCAAGGTGGTTGCCGCCCTGCGCAGTGGACAGTTCAAGCAGGACCAGGGACGGCTGGCGCGCAGACTACCCGACGGCACGGTGGCCTACTGCTGCATGGGGGTGTTCTGCGAGGTGGCCCTGGCCGACGGCCTGAACCTGGACGTCACCGACGATCACGACAGCATGGGTGGTCCAGTCAAGAAGTTCGATACGGAGATCCTGTTCCTGCCCCCATTGGTGCGCGACTGGGCCGGTCTGGGCCTGCAGGAATATGACCCTCGGGTTGAGCACCATTCCGAACTTGTCAGATTGTCAGTCATCAATGACGAGTTCCGCCTGCCGTTCACCGTGGTCGCTGATCTCATCGAGAAGCACTACAAGCTACTGGAGGACGACGGTGACGCCCCAGGAACTGATTGACACCCAGGTTGCCCCCTGTTTCGGCAGGGGGCACATCTGGCGCGGGTGCACCCTGTGGGGCTGTGAGAAATGCGGGGGTGCCCATGAGGGTTTCGCCTGTGACATATGCAGCCGGGTCATCGATGGGCAGATCGAGAAGGCGCTCTACGCGGCCATCGTCGAGATCGGACGGTACCTACCGGAGGAAACCGATGAAGACAATCCCTAGAACCCGAAGGAAGGGCAAGCACATGGACCTGCCGGTGTACAAGGGCCTGGTGTTGGCCATGGGCTTGGACCCCGAGACACCCCCTCCGGCGTGCCACTGGGACCCCTGGCTTCTGGATGAGACATACCCCCCGAGCCTGAGAGAACTGATCGATCCACTCTATGGTCACACTGACCGCTGGTGGGATGAGCCACAGGAGGAAACCGATGGCGGACAAGGAGAAGGAGAAGTTGCTCAAGCCGGGGGAGGTGGCCGCGATGTTCCGGGTGGACCCCAAGACGGTGGGCCGCTGGGCACTGACGGGCAAGCTGTCGTCGATCAAGACACCGGGGGGACACAGACGCTACCGGGCCAGTGAGGTCAAGGCTCTCCTGGAGGAGGGCCTGCCTGATGAAAGCTGACCTCGACACCAGGATCGGGGAGATGGACTTCTCCATCGACCCATGGGGCCAGCGCATGTCCACCAGGATCAAGAATGCGTTGCAGCGTCACGGGATCATGACCCTGGGGCAGCTGGTGCGCACCGATCGTGATGACCTGCCGCCCGGACTGAGCATCGTGAGCAAGCTGATCATCGACGCGAAGCTGGAGCCCTTGGGGTTCAAGCTCCCACGCCGGAGGAAGTCATGACCCGCGTCCTGGCGAAGATGTGGCGCTGGTTGACTTTGGCCGATGTGCCCAGCGTGCGGCCAGTCCATGCTGACCTGCGATGCTCGCAATGTGACCAACCGGCCACATGTCATATCACCTTCCGCCGTCATGGAACAACGGAAATCAGCTACACCTGCGTGAATCACATGAACGCGATCCTTGAGGAGAAGTCATGACCGGCGCCGAGGAGATCCTGATCTGGGTCGCCCGGATCGGGTGTGGCCTGACGGTACTGATCATCCTGGCGTCACTGATCATCCCCTCCCGGGGCGGCAGTGACTGAGACCAAACGTGATCCGGCGGCCGTGGAGTTCGAGCGCCAGGTGCGCCATGACGCCACGGTCGCCCACGCACAAGCATTGTACCGCATGCGCATCCTGAAAGGATCCGCCAGAACATGGTGGGCCGTAAGGGAAATGCTGCGTCAACGACGAGAAGAGAGGAACTGACATGGGGATGGGAGCAGGGGCCATCACGTTCGCACTGCTGGCCTTGGGAACCAGTGGCGGCGCCCGGATCACGGCGATCGTGATTGCGGTAGGGCTGGGCATTGCCACCAGCATCATTGAGATTGGAGGAGGGGGACATTGAACGCCTGGACCGGCTACGGGATCATTGTGGCGATCATGTCCGCCAGCATGTCCACCGACGGCGGGAGATGGGTCGGTCTGCTCATTGCCAGCGTGATGGGCTTCATGGGGTTGCGGCAGGAGCGTCAGGACCGGGAGGACCGATGAGCACCCAGTTTCCGGTGCATCCCGATGACGTGCAACAGCTGCTGCGCATCCGCCGGTATCTGATCGGGTTCCGGCGCACCAACGGGTGGACCCAGCCACAGCTGTCCCAGATGATCAACGGGACCGACGGCATGGTCTATGACCTGGAGACCAACATGACATGGCAGTGGCGCCTGTCCCGGCTTCAGGCATGGCCGGTGCCGTTCGGATTGCGACTGCAGGCCAAGGTGGTGTTCAAGCGGCGCCTGGACAAGGCTGTGCACGAACATCCCGAGGTCGCCCCTGCGTTCGCCCTCTCGAGGCAACCCGGCGCTTGGGCGATGTGGCAGAGGATCTATCTGACCTCGGCCCTGACGGTGGCCCGCAAGCAATCGGGGATGGGTTCGAGCAAGCTCGGGCAGCGGCTGGGAATCACCCGCAAGGCCATCTGGAACTGGGAAGCCACGGCGGAGGAGATCATGCTGCCCAAGCTGTTGCACCATGCCAGAGCGCTCGGAGGCCGCATAGAGCTGGGCCTGGAGGAGTAGTGGGACGGTTGAAGCCCCGAACCTGTTCGCGTCAGGTTCGGGGCTTCGCTTTGCCGTGCTCGCCTGGTCCGGCACCGTCCCTCTGACCACTACCGCCGGGAGCTACTTCCATCGTCGCACGTCACAGACGTCTTAGCAAGGAACTGATGTCATCGCTTGCTACATGATGTCATAAGCGCTATCTTGGGTGTATGACCGAGTTCAACGTCCTCAAGTACGCGGCAGCCGCCGTGGCGCTTGCCGCCATCCTGGCGTTCCTGCTGGTGTGGGATGGCGCCAAAGGCTTCGGTGCCGCCCTGCGCAGCCAGTCCTGGCTTCTGGTCGGGATCCCGTTGCAGATCGTCTACACGATCGTCGGCTACCTCGTCGGCCTGGGTGCCATGCTGGCGTTGATGGCGGCGACCATGCTGTACCTGTTGGCCGACCTGTGGTTCAAGGACAGCCCCAAGCTGCTGGCCTCCGTGTGTCACCACCTGCGCGAGTACCGCCAGGTCCGGGCGCACCAACCGGCTCACTAGCATGGGCTGGCTGGCCAGCGGGGACGCCGCCTGTGACACCTGTGCCACAGTACGCATCTGTGTGTCCGAGCGGGCCAAGGCGATCCAGATGATGCGTGCCGGTGGCTGGCGGCACATGGAAGGAAAAACCCTGGGTGGCCAGGACTTCGAGACCATCCTGTGCCCTGGATGCACCAGGGATGAACGCAGGCGTACACGCACCAAGGCGGATGTGGAACAAGACGCACTTCCGCTGGACTGGGAGGAGGGAAGAGCCGTTGTCGGAAAACAAGGTTTTCAATCTCGATGAGATGCCGGACCTGTGGAAGCAGTTTGTCGATAAGAAGAAGGAGCAGAAGTTCATCAAGCAGTGGGTCGATCAGTTCGGTGACGCCATCAAGGCGCTTGCCGGAGGAGCCAAAGAGCTGCGTCTGGGTGGCCGCAAGGCAGCCACGATCGTGGCCGGGCAGCTCAACAGGACCCTGCTGGCCAAGGAGCAACCGGACATCGTCGCCGAGTGCACGCGGGAGATGACCGTCGAGCGCTTCGATGAGGCGCTGTTCAAGCAGCAATACCCCGAGATGTACAAGCAGTATCAGGCGCTGCGCCTGGTGCTGGCCGATGAGACACCCGACTGAACAAGATCGAAAGGAGAGAGGGATATGACAGCACCATCGACGGTGATCACCAGGATCTGGCATGTCGATCTGGCTACGGCCCAAAGATTCCAGGCGTTCGAGAAGACCCCGCAGCGCGGCGTCGAGGGCACCAACCGCAAGCACAGCGACAGGATAGTCAACGAGTACGCGTGGGAGTTGCTTTCCGGCAACTGGGGCTTCTCGCACCAGGGATTCGCCTTCATCGGCCGCATCAACGACGGCAGTGCACAACTCGTGGACGGCGGCCAGCGCATACGCGCCCTCATCCAGGCGTGCACTGTGGGCGCCACCATGGGCGATGAGACCAAGCCCCCCAATCCCGACTGCGCCATGGACGTGATGGTCACCGAAGGCCTGGACGAGGATGCATGGCTGGTCATGGATCTTGGCAAGGGGCGCCTGCCGGGCGACTTCCTGAGCATGAACGGAGAGATCAACACATCCCTGCTGGGATCAGTGATCAACCTGTGCTACCGGTACGAGCACGGCGGCGTCGGTGTCCCCTACCTGCGCGACCACTGGTACAAGGGCAAGCTGAGCCCCACCGTGCGCAAGCGCTACCTGGAGGAGAACCCGACCCTGCGGGAGGCACTGCCCGAGGGAGCCCGGCTGCACCGGGTGATGACCCCAACGGCTGCCTGCGCCGGGTACTTCCTGGCCACCAAGGCTGGCGTGGACAAGCAGGAGCTGCAGAACTTCATGGATGATCTGCGCGCGGGCGCCGGGGACGACTGGACCAAGGGCAACCCGATCTTCACCTTGCGGGAGATGCTGCGCAAGGCGCGCGACGTACACCGCAAGCTGGGCAGCGAGGAGCAACTGGCCCTGTTCATCAAGGCGGTCAACGCCAACACCAAGGGATACAAGATCCTAAACCTGTCGTTCAAGACCCGCAAGTCGTCCACCGGGGCGGCGGCCGAAGCCTTCCCTCGATTCAGCATCAGCTGAGATTGTCCATGCCATACTGTGGCATGACATCATTTGGCTTCCGTGTCTACGGCATACCGGCACCCCAGGGATCCAAGATTCCTGGGGTGTCTTCCAAGACGGGCAAGATGTTCGTCCGGGAACAGAGTTCCAAAACCCTGACACCCTGGCGCCAGGATGTGAAGGCCGCCGCCGAGATCGCCCGCGCTGGATCGGACACACTCACTGGTCCGATCGTTCTGACGGCCGACCTGTTCATGCCACGCCCGGCCAGCATCCCGGTCAAGAGACGCCCCTATCCCACCGTCATGCCCGATCTGGACAAGCTGTTGCGCGGCATCGGGGATGCCCTGCGCCAAGCCGGTGTCTACAAGGATGACGCACAGATCGTGGCCATCCGCGCCACCAAGCAATATGCCGATGACTCGGTCGAGCGGTCCCCGGGCGCCTGGATCACGATCACCGAGGTTCCCCCCGGCGGCAAGCTGCTTTAGACTTCGTAAGAGAGGATGACACGAGAAAGAGACGGTGACATATGTCAGAAACGCCCCTGAGCACCCGCCAGGCCGCCGAGATCGCCGGGAAGCATCAGCGGACCATCGTGGCCTGGATCCGCAAAGGCGAGCTTGCGGCCAAGAAGTTCGCGGGACTGCGCGGCCCATACCTGATTGACAAGCAGGACCTGCTGGACCTGATCAAACGCAAGTACACACCCAAGCCCTACCGCCCGGACAAGGGGGTTGCCGATGGCGTCGATGGAGGGAAGTGACAAGCTGCAGGCCCACATCGACCGGCCTTTCGCCACCCCCGAGACTCACCGCAAGGCCTATGCCACCCTGAAGCGCCTGCACGGGATGGGCAAGCTCCCCCCGGTTCCGGGAGGCACTGGGGATCCACTCAATGACTATGTCGAGATTCTAGGGATAAAGAAATGACCGCATATATCCAGGCCGGAGACAAGATCCATCTGTCCATACCCACCAGCGTCCTGGGAAAGGACGAAGAGCGCGCCGAAGCCCTGCGCGAAGAATACGCACAACACGGAATCGAGGTGATCCTGGTGACCGACGCCAAGCCAGCAAGCCCGGTCGAGGTGGTCTCGGTCATCCGGCAGGTGCCGCCGGGTTTCGAGGACTGGCTTCCCGCGTCGGCGGACTAGCTCAGGCGTCCTCGGACTCCTCAGGAGCTTCCGGGGCGGGCAGGGGGTCACCCCACCACTCGTAGTCGTCCCAAGGCGTCCCATCGGCCTTCAGGGCCGCCCTGGGACGCCTTTGCATCGGGGTCCGGCCCTCCCCTAGATAAAGGTCCCGGCCGGTGCGCTCAGTGGTCACCAGCTCCAAGGACATGGCCGCCGGGGTGAGGAACACTCGGCGCATGAACAACACCACCAGCTTTCGGGCATCCCGCTGGATCTCCCACCGGGTGTGCCCGGCCACCCTGATGCTCATGTGCATCCTGCCGGAGGGGAGCATGGACAGCTTGAGCCCGCGCAACACAGGGCGGACCCGTACCAGCCTGGCGGCAAGCTCGCGCATCTTGCCCATGACCTCATCGGGCACCTTGTCGCCCAGGTCGATGTGCCAGCTATAGGTTTGAAGTATCGCCAGCTCCTCGAATGGTGTAGGTGGCGCCGTCGGCCGGGACCATTGTCGCCAGCCGGTCGGCCATCTGGCTCATGTCCCGGCGGTGTGCCTCATTGACCTGCGCCAGCTGCAGGCGCTGTGCCTCCAGCTCGCGGGTCAGCTGGCCGATGCGCCCGTTGGTGTTCTCCTCGATCCGGGCGGTGGACTGCTGGATGTCGGAGGTCTTGGAGAACTGGTACCCGAACCCCAGCGCGGAAAGCACCGCGATCACGCCCGCCAGGACGGTCGCCGCGTCCTTGCCGTTGTAGGACAGCCATCCCAGGACCATCAGCAGGGCCACGATGACCGCTACGGCAGGCCATTTGAGGTCTTTCATGCGATGCCGCCCAGCTTCGTGTCATCCAGTTCCTCGCGCACGATTTTCCTGATCACCGGGGTCAGGGCGTCCACCAGGGCGCCGATGTCCACCGGCGCCGAGGCCACCGGCGGGCGCGCCAAGAGTTCCTTGAGCGCCTGGACCGGCCACACCTGGTCGCCTGCGCCCTGTTGGGCCTCCGAAGTCCCGGTCACTTGGTCCATCCCCAGGACCAGGGCGGCCACGCGGTTGTCGGTGTACAAGATCGCGTTCTCGTGGTATGCGTCCATGTCGTCTCCCGTCAGAACGGCCAGCAGGTCCGAATGATCGTCATTGGCCCGGCCGCGATCGAAGCTCAGATGCAGGTGGGTCAGGTGTGAGGAGTCGGCGGAGCGTGGGACATTGCTGATGTTGTCCCAGCCGTCCACCGTCGAGTCCCCGCCGAGGTTGCCGTACCATTCGGTGATTTTTTCCAGCCGTCCGGCCCGGCACGCCTCATCCAGTCGGCGGCACATGGCATGCAGAGTGTTCTGGTCCACGGAAATGTCCATGGCCGACACCCAATTGGAGTCTCCACCCGAGACGTCCCCGGCGGTGCGGGTGACTGAATAACTGCGATTCGTGCAGTAGATCGACTCTTTGATCCATCGCCGGGACCGGTGGTATCCGCGCAGGTGCTCGTTGTCCCCGCTGATCCACACCTGGGCACCGGGCACGGATGACCTCAGGGCGTCGGCGAGGTTGCGAAGTCCTTGTGGCTCATACTCATCGATCCAGGCGTCCTCTTGCTCGAGATCCGCGTATGACGGCACCATGCACCTCCTCTACCAAGAAGGTTAACACAGTCAACATCGTCAGGTAGCTGTGATCTCCCCCAGGCACACCCATGACGAACCCGAGGACTTGGAGCCTTTCACCGCCTGCCCCACCAGGAGCACGTTGGCCCCCACGGGCGGCGCGGACCCGATCAGGCCTACGTGCTCGAGCACCGTGCCCTGCACATCCACCAGGAACGGGCTGGTGTCGGTAACGATCCCCACCCTGGCGGTCAGCGGCTGCCCGGCGGCATTGGAGATTTCTCCCGAAAGATTCACAATGTCCGCCAGATGTCCAGGTGGGAATGGATGTGAATCACCGATTGGGTGGCGTCCGAGGTGTTCTGTGCCGCCCGGAACTGAAGGTTGCCCGCCGTGCCGCCAGCCACATAGGTACCCTCGATCTGACATGCCAGGACGGTGCCGACGCCGTTGCCCGCGTAGGAGATTGTGGCGTCACTGGCCGCCGCCGTGGTGGCCGTGGTGTCCCCGGTTCCCGTGCCACCGGTGACGACACCCGGACCGTTCCACAGGATTGTGGCCCCGGCCGGGAGCAAGAAGGCGAACTTGATGTCCGCCGTGGTCGATGAGCTGTAGTAGATGACCCCACGGAAGTCGAAGGTTCCCGCCGTAGGCATCGCGGCCACCAGTGAGGTGATGCTCTGCAGCGCGGTACTGCTCAAGGTCAGGTTCTGGATCGCGGTCATCCGGGGCGACGCGAAAAGTGACCGCCGGTGCAGGCTCACGTGGGCCGAACCATTCCACGCGTCCAGGCGGTCTTCGGCGGCCAGGCCTGAGATGTTGTTCTCCAGCAGCGTGAGCATCCGCGCCGTGCGATCGGCCTCATTGGTGTACAGGCGGACCAAGCGGGGTTCTACATCGGAGAAGGCATTCGCGAAGGCGACAGGGTTGTCCGCCGAGTCCGCCCCGATGGGTTCGGTGATCTGCTGGTCCGAGGTGTCGGTGGGCATGATGGCTCCTTAGGGAATCCTGCACACAAGCTTGCCGGAGATCTTGGTCTGGATGGTCATGGTTCCCGTTCCGGTGTACAGGAACTGGCCGGTGATCACATCCCCGGCGGCGGCGATGATCGGACCCACGGCATAGTTCTGCAAGGTGTTGTTGCCCTCGTTGTCCTGGGTGTAGCCGAAGCGCACGGTGCCGTTCTGCCTGACCCGCAACCGCTGGGAGGTGATGGTGGCCGGGTTCACGGTGACACTGAGCGCCATCCAGAACACCCAGACACCCGCCACCGAGATGGTGTATGTGCTGTCGGTGGTGGTCAGGACGGTATCCACGCCCGCCGTGATGACCTGGGTCGAGCTGAAGTCGTTGTCGAAGTTGGGCCGGTTCAAGGCGAACGTCAGGTCATTGTTGACGTCGAGCAACTTCGCGTCGATGGCCAGGGCCAGGCCGGAGAAGGCGCTGGGGCTGATGGTCTCCCCGGGGCACGGATAGGGGAAGCCGTAGATCGGTGTGGCGTCAGGCATCACAGCACCGCCGTCAGTGTGGCATCGGAAACCTTGTGGATCCACACCCTTGCCCCGATGGAGACATTGAGTGTGGAGGAGGTATTCGTGTGATAGATGGTGACGAATATCCTGTCGTTTGCCTTTATCCTCAGATGCCCGGCGATGGACACATCTATTCCGTTTCCCGACTCGAAAACAGTGGTGGCAATGGCATCCACCAACCTGAAGCCAGCGATGATGGTTCCGGCGCTTGAAGGATCCGGGGTATGTTGCTGAATCTGGATGATGCGATAGGAATTTACATCGGCGGCACCCGAGGCCACGATCGTGGCGGTGAAGCCAACTTCATATGCCCCCTCTCCCAGGATCGGGAAAGGTGCACTGTTGTTGGCGACTCCCTCATCGGAGGGGACAAGGGTATTGTTGAAGGTGGTCAGAAAGCTCACCCCGAAGCGGGGTCCCATCAGCTGGACGGTGCCACTGAAAAGACCGGTCTCCAGGGTGTCGCTCTCCTGGATGATGGTGGGCCGGTTGGCGGCGGCACGCAGCTGGTACTCCAGCTCGTAGATGCGCTCCTCGGCTTCCACGGCGGTCTTGTGTAGCTGCTTGGCCACCGCCGCGAAGTTCTCCTCGGTGGGGCAGGACAGGGCCATTACGGCACCTCCGTGTCCGAATGCCACACGGCCGAGAGCCATGCGCTGCTGATGGTGAAGAAGTTGGAGGTGCCCACACTGTAGGCCAGGCGGATCTGGTCACCGACCGCATGCGTCTCCACCGACTTGTAGGCATCCAGGCAGTAGACGATCACCCCATCGGTGCCGATGTCGTTGACTATGGCCTGGGCGTCATTTTCCGGCTGGATGAAGATGCTTGTCTGCGCGGTGCCCGAGGAGATGCTGGGTTTCTGGATTCCCCCGGCCACGGTGTAGCGGCCGGGACGCTTGATGGTGATGGTGAACGGGTCCACATCCATGTCCACCATGGCCGCCGTGTCCACCAGGACAGTATCGAAGGGGATCGGGTTGAAGTTGAACACGGAGGCCGGAGCGGTCAACTGCACCAGGGCCATCGGGATCACGGGGATGGTGCGGTCGATGCCCGCCTGGAAGGTATCGAACACCCCGTCGATGGCCGCCGTGAACTCACACCATTGTTCGGCGAAGTCACAGGGCCGGTCCACGCCGGAGGGGTAGGGAAGGTCGAAGTTGATCGTCGTGTTCGGCATCAGACTCCTCCCACCACTACTGACCTGGTAGATGTAGTCATATCACCCATGAGATCCAGCGGCAACGTGAACGCGGTGACCACCTGGACCACCTCCCGCCCGTCGAGCACCAGTGTTCCGGCGTCCCCCAGCTCCAAGGCGGCATCGGGAACCATCTGCAATGTCCATTCCTCCACCGGGGCTATGTAGGCCCGCAGCAGATCCTCCGCCGTGGACTGCGCGCCGCCCTGGGTCGAAGGGTTCTGCAACCGCTCCAGACGGCTTTTGACGCCGAAGGGGCCGGTGGTGTTGGTTGGGCCACCGGGAGTCGAATCTGAGGCCGTGGCGTGGACAGGGGTGTCCCCGTTGAGCCTCTCGCCGGTCACGGTCACCACATTGAAGATGCCCTCCCGGGAACGGCGGGCCATGAACGAGCTGACAATGCCGCCCTGGCCATCGGTGAAGCTGAACACCAGCGGCTGGTCCACCGTCCACGGCAACCGGCGGATCACGAAATCCCCATTGGCCAGCGGGTACCACAAGGCGCCCACCGAGCGCGTCATCTCATCCAGGGCCGAGGCGCGGTCGAACTCCCACGTCAGCTGGGCCACCGTCCCGGCGAACATGTCCGAGGTGCCGAAGGTGGCATTGGGCAGTGCATCCACGATCAGCCGCTGCCACTCCGCGTTCACACTGTTGAGCGGATCACTGTTCTCCGGGTTGACGAAACCGTGGTCGGCCACATCCGAGGCCCGGTCGGCACACGTCACCGTGCACACGCCGGTCCTGCTGTCCAGGTCCACGGTCTGGATCCGGCCCCGGAACACCTGCCACACATACTGGGCGGAGCCATCCCCCAGCGTCACCCCCATGAACGCCCGGATCTCGTTGCCGAAGGGCGCCAACAGGTCCGTGACATCACTGGGATACAGGTCCCCGGGCACCGAGACGGTCAGGTTGCGGGCCACCCGCGAATTCAAGGTGGCCATGACCGACCCGCTCAGGATCGCCAGGCCACCCTCGGGATCCCCGCGCAGGTGCGCCGGGATCGAGGACTCCAGTGGCACGCCGTCACCGGACCACACCTCCACGCGCACATAGCGCCGGTGCGGTGCCGAAAGGACCGAACGGTACAGTGCGTCAGTTCCACCCGGCAGCATCACAGGCCGTCCCGTAGTTCGTCCCAGTCCCGGGTGCCACCGGCTTCGACGGCATCCCAGTCGGCGAACTCGGTTTCCACCTCATCCCACGTCCGGGCGGCTGCTGGCGCGGGATCCTGGCCAGGACCACTGGGGGAGGCGTTGCCCAGCAGCAGATCCTCCCAGGTGAGCCCGGCCGTGCTCATTGCCCCCCATGAGGTGTAGATGTCACACAGGTCGGCAATCCTGGCGCCACAGACCCCATCGGCGGGTCCTTCGGGGCGATCGACGGCCACATGCGGCAGTGACATCAGCCGGAAGTCCTCCCGGTGATCCACGCTGATCTTCAGTTCGCCCAGAACCCCGACCGACATGTAGCGGTCCGGGGTGCAATAGTCCGCCGGAGCCTGCCACAGCAAGGGATCCCCGGGTTCGTTGATCGCCAGGACGGCGTCACGGGCGGTGCAGTCATGGGCGATCAACCGCAGTGTCGCCTCCACATCCCGGCGCACCCGGTTGATCGGCAGCGGGCGCCTGCGGTTGACCGGGGCCAGCAGCACCGTGTTGGGGGAGTAGTTCTCCTCCGGCATACTGGCGAACGACACCCGGGAGTCCTCATCACAGTCTTCCAGCATCGGGTTGCAGATGCCGACGGCGACATCCAGGCAGGGATGGAGGGGACTCTTGAGCCAGAAGCCCTCACCCTCCACTGTCACTGTCTCACAAGCTGTTGCGGTGACATCGACCGCCTGGGTGGCCTGGATCTGGTCCACATAGAACAGTGTGGTGTTGGGTGGCAGGCCCAAGGTGTAGAAGGAGAAGGTGGCAGTCCCGGCCGATGTCGGGGTGAAGGTGAGACTCAGGTATCGCCATTCCCCATCGTCGATGATCTCGACCGGGGAGTTGACGGTCTCGGTGGTGAGGTCGCTGTAGACCACCTCCAGGCGCAAGGTGACCGCGTTCCATCCCTGCGGCGACATCACCCAGGCGCTGACGGTCAGTGGCACACCGGCCACGATCCCGGTGATGCCCTGGGAGAAATGCGGTTCGATCACCGCCCCGGTGGGGGTGAGCAACCCCGAGGACAGTCCCTCATGGGAGAAGGCCGTCGATGAGGTCAGGACGCCGTTGGTGGCGGTCCAGGGGGCCACGGAGCCGCCTTCGAAGCAGCAGTTGCCCGACAGGGAAGCCTCGGCGTCACATGCCGTGGTGCAGTACTCCAGGGGCACATCCAGTGGGGGCTCGGTGTCCCACCACAGCCCTTGGCCGCATTCGAGGATGAGCGCCCCGTCGGCGTTGTAGAACACGTAGGGGCGCAAGGAGACTATCTCCCCGGTGACCGTGTTGCGTCGGGTCACGAAGGCGCAGTCGGTGGTGACCAGGGCCGGATCATAGGCGACCATGTTGTCATGCGAGAAGATGATGGGCACCGCCGTGGTGACGGCGACATCCACGAATGACCCCACGCCGACGTCACCGGCCGAAAGCATGGTGGTGGTGAACGTCTGTACCCAGGTCGCGGGCTCAGGCCCGGTGGCGTTCCAGGCCCGGAAGGCAAGGGTGCCGCCCACGGCATACAGGGTGTAGCCGTATACACCGGTGCTGGCGATCCCTGGTATGAGCACAGTCGCTGATGTGGTGTCCACCCCGGCGATGCGCTGACGCAAGTTGGTGGTGACGGTACCGTTGGTGTTCAAGAACATCCGGGCGTCCACGAAGTTGCTGGCGTCCACGAACCTGGCGGCGATCTTGACTTCCAGGCCTGCCCCCGTGGGGACGCCGGTGTTGGTGAAGTAACCGGTGTAGATCACATCAGCCATGTTGACGTCGGCCACGATCAAGCGGTCGGTGTTCACGACGGCATGAGTCACCAGGCCTTGGGTGCCATTGACGGTGAAGTCACCGGCGGCACCGACGACAGCACTCCATGCCTGCCCGGTGTCGGCGTTGCCCCATCCGCTGGCGCTGACCCGGCTGAAGGTGTCGCGAAACGCTGCCCCCGACCAATCGGCCTGCACCAGCACATATGCTTCATCCGGAAAGACAGTGGCATTCAGGCTCACCATCAGAAGGTCCTCCCCCCATGGTTGAGTGCCAATGCCTGCGCCTGGTTGCCGCGTTCCACGATGCGCACCATGCGGGTGTCCAATTGTTCATTGCCGATGAACACCAGGACCTGGCTCGGTCCGCCGCCACCGAGCATGGATGACAGGCCCGACTGCTGCAGCAACTGGGCGGCGCGGGCTGGTTTGGTCAGCGGGATGATGGCTTCCGGCCCGGTCTCGGCCGCCCTGATGGTCTCGGGGAAGCGTAGGATGCCGCCTTCGGCGAACCCGCGTACACCAGCCACGGCACCAGCGCCGATGGAGCGCCGCAAGTTCATAATCATCTTCAGGATGGCGAACAGCTCTTCGGCGTCGGCTCCCGCCTCGCCCAGGGCGCCCCGCAGGTCATCGACACCCATCTCGGTGGCGGAGATGCGGATCGCGCCGGTCTCGATGATCTGCTGGAACAGAAGCTCGAACTGCGCCTCCGTGATCCCGGCTTCGCGGGCCAACTGGCGCAGCTGGGCGACCTCCTGACTGTAGACCAGAGCGGCCTGTTCGCCGGTCAGCTCCCCTCGGCGCACGCGCTGGACGGCCGCATCCTCGGCGATCTTGAGGGCGTCCAGGAAGGCCCTGACGTTCTCGCGCCCCTTCTTCGTGCCGATGTCCATCGTCTTTCCGTTGCGGTCCAACGTCTCCCGGATGTTGTCCAGGCTTTCCTCCCAGGAGATGCTCAACTCGAGCTGGTTCTTGACCGCATCCGAGGCCGCCTCGATCGCGTCGCGGTAGTCCTTGAGGGCATCCGTCTCGCCCTTGGTCGCCACGATCAGGCCTTCCATACCCTGGGTGGCCTCGGTGTTGGTGTTGACGAAAGACTTGAGCCTGTTGGCTTTCTCGTCCAGATCCCGGAACACCTTGGCGAGCAACATCAGGGGGATCGACAGTCCCCCGGTGATCTCGGCGGTGGCGATGATCAGCTTGCGCACGAAGGAGTACACGTGCGTCAGAATCCGCAGCAAGTTCGCCGAGGCGATGATGAGAATGCTGACCAGGGCGATCAGGTCACGCAGCGCGGTCACCCCATCCTCGCCGGTGCTGACCAGGATGCCGATGGCCTGGCCGATGGCATCACCGAGCATATGGATGCCCGATCCAAGCTCTTCGACGAAGGAGTCGAACTCGTCCAGATTGTCGAAGATCGCCTGGACTATCCCCTCGATGGCACCCAGGACCCCCTCCAGTAGAGGCTCCAGGAAGTTGGAGGAGACATTGAAGATCTGGTCCAGCAGGGGTCGCAGCCTGCGCACCCTGGCCTCGATCATGTCGAAGGCGTTCAGGATCGCCGGGACGAAGTCCCCCGCCGAGGCGACAAGCTCACGGCGGATGTTGCGGCCGAATTCGACCGCCCGTTCCTGGACAAGATCAAACTGTGATCCCAGCAGTACGCCGATCGCCGTGACGCCGCCGCCGATACCTGCCACGAGGGCGCCGGTCAGGCCACCGGCCAGCAGGGGGGCAGCGGCCAGCAGGCCCAGCACGATGGCTGCCTTGATCTCCGTGGGCAACGCCGAGATGCCATCGTCCAGGGCCGAACCCAGTGCCGCCGCGACAGCGATGAAGACATTCTTGTGCTTGAATTGCTCCGTCAGACTGTTCTTGATCCCCCGGCTGATCCGGTCCCCGGCCGCTCGGCCATGTTGCTCCGAGTTGGCGAGCACGGCGCGGCCGACGGCATTGTTCATCTCCCGCTCGAAGGCCTCCACCAGGGGTCGCACCGAACGGCGCAGGTCCCGGCCGAAAGGCCGCAGATCCGCGCGAACCTCGATGAACGCTTCGCCCAGGGACATGGCATCATGATAGATCAGATTGACTCAGTTGGTGAGGCCATCTAGTCTGCGGCGAAAGCGGCCAGCATCTGCTTGGTTGAGCCCGGGGACTGTTTGACCGCGACACCCTTGGGCCGCAAGGACAACTCCATGTCCAGCTTCATCTTGTGTTCATCATCGGCGTTCTGCCACAACATGGTGTAGCAGGCATCCAGCCAGTCCGGAAAGCACACCTTCTTGGCATCCACGTTCTGGCGCAACAGGATTCCGTTGACATACATCCAGGCGCCCAGGGCACGCCTGGACAGGTTGTAGGTCCACCACCAGTCCCGGCCACCGGCACGCCCCAGCGCCGTCCTGGCCGCCTGCGTCCAGCGTGAGTTGATGTCGGGATGGGTGGCCGCCAGCTCCTGCATCAGGTCCAGGTCGTCATCGGCGATCAGGCCGGGCATGATGCCGTGGAGGTCCTCGGGGTCGGTGGCGATGGCCCCGAGCCAATGGCTGGCGCATGAGGCATCCAGGGCGAAAGGATGCCCGGCGATGGTGACACTGACGTGTGAAGGTCGTAGAAGCGCCAGCAGGTCAACGCTTGGCGCGGCCACGGGAGGCTACCGTCTTGGCGGCAGGGGCGGCCTTGGGGCTCTTCTTGGGGGCACGCTTGACCGCCGCCGGTGCCTGGTCATCGGGGGTGTCGTCGGCCTTCTTGCCACCACCCAGGGCGGCAATCAAGTCCTCGTAGCCGATTTCCCCGCAGAGCATCTTCTCCTCGACGAAGACCCGGTCATCCGGGTTGACCATAAGACTGTCGATGAAGTCGAGGATCTGGACCATGGCCGAACCCACCAGGTCAACCCGTTTCTGGCTGTCCGCCTGCCCGTCGGCCAGCCTGGTCGCCCGGACATAGACACGCTGCAACATGATGACCTGGCCCACACCGGCCCGGCGGAACTCGATCTCCCGACCGGCCAGTGGCATCGTGAACGTCTCGGCTTCATTGGACATGTAGGCATAGTAGCTTATGGAAGACGGGTCCGGTTGACCGCAGTGGTACTCACCCGGAAGCCGTTGATCCGCCCGAACATGGCCAGCGGTATGGTCAGATATCTCACCGGGTGCTTGTTGCCCGGATGGCGCACCCGCATGAAGTAATGGAACTGACCAGTGCGCCTGTTGCCCCGGCGCCTACCGGCACGGGCCGCCACCAGGAAATCCCCCCGGTCCCAACGGAACTTGAGCATCTTGCCGCCTTTGGACCGGATGATGTGGGCCGCTGAACCCTGGTGCACGGTGGCCGCGTGGTTGACCAGCGAACCGACTTCTGAACGGACCCTGGTGGTGGTCACCGACATGCTCATGTGGATCGAAAACTTCAGCGGCACCCCGGTCTTGGGTGCCCCCGATCCCGAACGGTGATCGCCTTCAGGCGCCAGATGCCTGGCCCCGATCAGCACCTCCTGGCTGACCCTGCGCACCAAGGGCACGGTGAAACGCTGTGCCGTCAGGATGATCTGATGGTTGTTCCACCTGATCCTGGCCATCGCTCACCGCCTCTCCCGCCTGCGTTTGCGCTGGTCCAAGTACTCCCAAAACCACACCACGGACAGGAATAGGGCCAGCCCCAGAAGAATCCACCTGATCATCATCGACCTCCCGCGTAGGGACCAAGTATCTCCCCGCGATCAAGCCCATGACATGGTTGTCATCGGTATCGACTAGATACAAGCGCCCCCGGGTGTAGTTTCGTCCTACATGACTGAAACTTCGGGCCGCCTTCACCTCGATCTCAGGCATCCCGGGCCGCCCGGACGGCGCAGTCCTTGGCCTCGAGCAACTTGCGCAGCCCGGACGAGGTCTCCGGGCAGTGGGGAAGCTCCAGGGCCATCTGGTGAGCCAGGTCACAGAACACCTTGGAGACCGCCTGGAGGGGCTCCGGCAGATGGGCGTACTCGAAGTAGCGCAGGATCGGATACATCTTCTCGTGCGTGGCCATACTGACTCCTTCTCTCTCTCGTCTTCTCTCGGGCGCATGACCGGCAGTGCCGGGAGCCACGATATATTCGAGTGTTCTCTTCAGTGTATTCATGCCCCCGGGGACAGTGAGTAATCTCTTTTCTCCAGCCGAGAGACAACGCCCACAAAGGGCTACGCCTTAGGTTCTCCCCCATGGTTACCGCCTCCAGGTGTCCTGGATTTACGCAGCTTCGATGCAGGCATGCCCCTCCTGTGCAAGATCCTTGCTTGACGGCAAGATTGTGACAAATATGATCTACTTGTTCACTTTCCCCTAGAGGGCGATGCCACCTCTCAAAAGAAACACGATGAGCATAAAGCATCCTTCGATTCCGCTGTAAGTAGCGATAGCCGCCCGAATGCCTAGATGCCAGAGAAAGAATGCACTCTCCGTTTCTGGCAAAGCCACGATGCACCAGGGCCTCATACGGAGCAAGTCCCGGCGGAGGCCTATACCTCTTCATGGCGTGAGCCTAGCAGCATCCTAGGAATTACAACAGCGTGGGATCTGCACCAGGATCGTCATGAACCGTTCGATGCAGTCACCCTCTTGGACAACCTCGGTACCCACGATACTGAACGGACGGGAACGCATTCGCTTGAACTCCGTCGTGTCCGCCCAGCAGCACACCGCAGCCCAGATCGCCTGAATGTCGTCGGCATCATGGACCGCCGCCGCCGTCCAGTCCGCGCACGAAGGGCCTTCCGGAGTGCCTAGGCCAGGGACGCAGCGCACGATTCCCACGAAGAACTCCTGCACCCTGGCCAACGACAGGCATTTGTCGCTACGGGGATCGGGGGCCGGGAACTCGACGGACGAAGGATAGTTTCGCCCCAGCCGCACATATCCCAACCCGGGACAGCACACCGTGTCCAGGCTGGCTGCCGCATCCACATCATGGATCACCGGACCACCGGCACGCAGGCAGAAGTTCGCCGGGGGATCAGGGTTGGCTGTGGCCGCAGTTTCCAGGCAGTCCAGCAGCGCATTGGCCAGTGGGATCAGGATTGTGTCAGGCATCAGGGGCTCGTCACTGTCCGAGGGACATTCAGCTCGGGCGCCCAGACCCGGGCACGCTGCTTGCGCCGGTAGGGGTTGAGGGCGGCGATGACACTGTCAACCTCCCAGAGTCCCGTCATCCCATCGTCCAAAAAGGATGCCGGATCCGCCATCTCGATGTTGATGCCTTGGCGGGCAATGGATGTCACTCGGTTGGACAGGCGACAGTCGCCACCCGTGCATGCCTTGCCCCATTCACACTCCAATGTGGATGCTGCCCGCAGGAGCGCCGGAGGCGGCGTGGTGCCACGCACATAGGTGACCTCGAGAACGTTGTCCCCGTCATCAGTGTCCATGTCCACGCAGGATGGCCAGCATTCCCCGTCGGTGCGCACCAGCCAGTGCTTGTCATCCACGCGATAGGTGGCCGGGTCCACGGCGATCCCGCCCAACAGTACCTCGGTCACCGAGTCCACCGGACCCATCAGCCTGATCTGGCAACGAGGATCACAGCAACACACGCCAGGGCAGGCGCAGTTGAACCAGGTACCGTTGAAAATGTATGGGACCCAAGAGTTTCCCGACCAGTCCCAGCCGAAGAAGTCGGCCATGCCGTCCGGGCACCGGTTCATCCCGCAGGGACGTACGGTCACTGTGCACAACCCGAACTGGCGGCCGGTGGCGGCCCACAGGATCAGGGCCGCATAGTCTCCCGCTGACGCCTGGACCACGGGGCTCAGGGTTGCCCACTCGTCGCAGCAAATCGGCGTGGGGATCACCCAACCGCATGGACCCACTGTGGCACCTCCTGCCGCCGACACCCCATCCAGATCGATATCCGGCGCGGGGATGGTGATGTTGAGTGTTCCCGTGACCGGCAGTTGCCCGTCGGCATCAAGCTCGATCGCCGGGATGGTGATGGCCAGCACCCCAGCTGTGACGACTAAGCCTACCTCATCGTCCTGCAGTGCCGGGACCTCCAGATCCAGGACACCGGAGACCGTGGACTCACCCGCCGAGTCCATCTCCAGCGCTGGGATGGTGATGTCCAGGACGCCGGTGACCGTGGTCTCGGCCTCCTGCACTTCGACATCGGCGAAAAAGTAGGTGGTACTGGTGGTGGTGGGGATGGATCCTTGTGCCGCCCCGTTGTTGAAGATGCCGGTGTCGGCCGAAACGGTCCCGTTGCCGATGGGCAACACTGGTGCGGGATCGGTGAACACGCCGTCGCCGGTCTGGAAGAACACGTTGACGATGTAGACATCGGTCGTCACCAGGGCGACATCACCGGGGGTACTGAAGTCGGCCGACGTGAAGGACAGCCATCCGGGCTCCGTGGCCGCCGGGAGCGGGTTGAGGTTCACCTCGGCGATCAGGGTGTTGGTGTCATCGTTCCACAGCTGCCAGAAGAACGTGTCAGGACGCCCCGTGCTGTGCACCCATGCCCGTCCGCCCACACAGGAGCCATCGGCGGACACGGTGAAACGCATCCCCCAGTGGTGAGTGGATGCATCGAAATTAGTGGATGCAGGGGTCTGGGCGGCGTAGATCGTGTCGGCCATCGCCGTTCCCCCTTACGTGGAGGCAGGCGTGGTCAGCGTCCCGGCGGTGATCTCCACCGCCACACCGATGCTGATGGTGGTGGTGTTCAGCTCCAGTTCCCCGCCACCACCGGTGGCCGTGACGGCACCATCGAGGATGGTGTCACCGGAGTTGTCCAGCATCCGGAACCATCCGGCTGTCCCGGCCGCCACGCCCGTGGTGGCCAGGACCGGGGTGGCATCCAGGGTGGACACACCGGCCACGGAAGCACTCCAGGCCGGATCAGCCAGGGTGATGGTGGCCAGAAGGGTTCCCGTGGCCGCGTCATTGGCCGAGGCGGGCTGGGCACCCGTGCGGATCTGGATGGTGCCCGCGCCGACGTCGGCGTCCACCAGTGCCGTGACAGCATTGGTGGCGGCGTTTCGTGACGCCGTGGGAAGCCTGGTCGCCACCTCGTCCTCACTTTCGGTTACGGCAGGAAGACTGTGGTCTCCACGAAATCGGTGGCCACCGAGGCATCGGCGACCCGGATCACGAAGGTGCCCGGACGGTACGGATAGGTGTGGCTGGAGGCACCGGACTCCGCCGCACCCAAAGTCGAAGTGCCGTCGCCCCAGGTGATGTTCACCGTCCCGGCGCCGGTGAAGTTGGCATAGTTCAAGGTGATCGCCAGCGGGTTGCCGCCGACGTTCATGTCGATCGTGGAGATGGTGGGCGCCTGGGCGGGGTCGGCAGCACAGGTGTTGGGATTCTGGGCCGCCGAGGCCCCGTTGACGGCGCTGAAGGTCACGTTGGTCCCGGCGACATAGCCCGACAGGATGTCGGCACCACCGGGCTCCAGGGCCAGGGCGCCATGGGCCACGAAGATCTCTTCGGGGATCTGGATGGCCGCAGGGCCGGGGACCACCGTAATGATCTTCACCCTGCGGGTGTCGGCACCACCGACGCCACCGGCCCAGCAGGTGACCCGTTGGGCTACCTGGGGCAACATGGTGTAGGCGGGAACCGTGATGGTCATCGAGCCACCGGCCATAATCAAGCTCCAATCTTGGAAGATCTCCGTGCCCCCAGGCATGCCCCCGGAGGCACGGAGGCCTGTTAGGTCACCGTGATGGTGGCCGAGGTATAGGTGATGCCCGACTGCTCGGTGGCCCGGTAGGTCGCCGTATAGGTTCCAGCCACATAGGTGTGCGTGGCCGTGGTGCCCGAGGTGACCACCTGGTCCGGGGTCAAGTCGCCCCAGTCGATGATCCCGGGAAGCAGCGGCGCCCCATCCAGCAGCGGGAAGGTGGCAGTACGCAGGACGCTGGCCAGCCCGGTCAGGGGAAGCACCTGGAAGGCCTGGGTCAGGTCCTGGCAGCCACACACACCCTCGGGCGGGGGAAGCAGGGTCCACAGGAAGCACTTGTGGCTGTTGACATTGACCGCCGTGTACAGCGGACCGGGCAGGCCAGCGTTGGCCCCGGTCTCATTGACGATCACGTTGTAGGGACCGACGCCCCACTGGTTGGAGCCACGGGTGATCCCGGTGACCGTGAAGTTGATGTTGCCGTTCATGATGGTGACATCACCGATCATGCCCTGGACGATGCGCGGCAGCAGACCGTACCCGTAGGTCACGTCCTCATCGTCACAGGCGTCGTCATCAGTGCCCGTCCAGAACTCCAAGGCGAAGTTGGACGCCGAAGGCGAGTCCGGCAGGGTGCACCAGCCGATCGCCTCCGGACTCGCGGCATCATTGAGCACCAAGGGCTCCGCCGAGACGATGTTGAACAGCTCCGGGTCCACGTTGCAGAAGGTGATCGTCACCTCATACCAGCGCAGGATCGGCGCCTTGGGCTTGTCCACGCAGATGTCGCCATTGGCGTTGAGCTGCAATGCATCCTGGCGGTCCTGCAGCACCTTCGTCAGGGTGATGTCCACAAAGGACTCGGTGGTGGCGAAGTCACAGCCGCCTGATGTCCCATCAGGAAGCTCACCACAAGGTCCCAGGCGTGTCACCCGGGCGGCCGGGGCACGAACCACGGAATGGCAAACGCTTGTCATTACTTGTCCTTTCCGGGGTTTGCCTGGCTCATGGCCGCCCCGAACTCCGTCGGAGAGGCGCCATCCTTGCGTGGACGCCCGGGACGGCGCTTTACGGGCCCCGTCTGTTCGGGTGGGTCCCCTTGGTCGGTACGGGCCGCCTCGAAGCGGTCGAAGACATGCTCGGGAACCATGAAACCGGCCTGCGGCCAGGTCACCGACTGGACCTGCCTCGGCTCATCGGCCACCGCCAGCAGCGCCTTGGCGATCTCACGGAATTTTCCTGGCTCCGGGTAAACCGTCACCATCACTGTCACGTCCACAGGGTCACCGCCTTGGCGAAGCCACCACACTCATAGGTGACCACGTATTCCCGCTCCGCCAGCATCATCATCTGGTTGGTGGTGCGGTTCAGGGAACCCTCCACGGGGGCCACCTGGACATCGGAGTCCGGGGTGCGCCAGATGACCGTCTGCCCGGTCAGGTACATCCAGAAGACACCATCGGCCGGGGCCGCGCCAGCGGGGGTGTTGTTGGCATAGCAACCGGCGGACACCACAGTGCCCATCGGGGTGCGCCAACGGGTTCCGTCCCACTCCACCAGATGCTCCCGCTTGAGGGCGTTGAGCACCGGGATGGCCACATGCAGGTATCCGGGCGGTCCGTACTGGGCCGTGTTTCCCGTGAAACCGCAGTAGCGTGCCCGCTCAAGCTCCGAGAGGACATCGACCACGGTGTCCCCGGCACCGGTGACCGTGGTGATCCCGTCGCCGGTGATCAGTCCGGGCGACTGGCCGAAGGTGCTGGTGGAGAAGATCTCCTCGAGCATGGACTGCTCGACACCGCGCAGGCGCTCCATGACGAAGGCACGTTGCTCGGCGAAGGTGTAGCCCACGGTGCCGCAGGTAACGGTGGCCGCGATGATGAACGGCAGCCCGGTCACCGTCGTGGTGCCCAGGGCAAACTCCGATGCCTTGCTGTTCTGGTCGGCGATACATTCGATCTCGTAGCCGAAGCCTTCGGCGCACAGAGACGTCACATATCGCAAACCACCGTTGCGCGCATGGATGGGTAGGTCCAGCGGTCCCACGGCGGCCTGAAGCAGTCCATAGCGCAAAGGCATGGACGGTGTGGGCTTTTCGACCAGGACCGGGGGGATCGTCGCTACCATGTGTCACCTCCTTAAGCGACTTGAGTCCAAGGGGGGCAGCGGATGCCACCCCCCACTCGGATCGCTTACGGAGTCACATCCGTGCACGTCACCGCACGCTGGACACCGGTGGAACCGTTGGCGCAGACCGGGATCTCGTAGACACGGCTGAATTGACACATGCGCATCGGCTTGAAGCCGTCCTCCATGAACAACTGCGTCACCAGGTTCTGCTGGAGGTTGGTTGAATCGTAAACAGTGTCCAGGCGGATCACGTCCTGCCTGCCCAGGACCCAGGTACCCGGCAGGAACACCAGGAAGAACAGGGTGATCGGGTAGTTGAACGGCGGGGTCGCGTTGCCCAGCTGGCGGGTGGCCGCGATCGAGCCCGGGTTGAAGGCGTCCTGCCAGTCATAGACCCACTGGACCTGGGCGCCGCGCATCGAGAACGCCGCCATGATGGCCGCATCCGCAAGATCGTCACTGACCCGTGCGTTCTGGCGAATGTAATCCGCGCGCATGCCACCGAGCACCCAGTACGGGAGCACGACGGTGAACGGCTGGCTCATCGAGGTGCGGTAGGCATAGCGCATGTCCTTGATCGCGAACTCGACCGCGCTGAGCACATTGCTGTAGAAGGTGCCATCCGAAAGCCATGGGTCCACGGCGGTCAGGGTGACAGCCGTCGAGCCCGTGACGATCTCGTTGATCACCTCGCGGTTGACCAGGTGGGCCATGGCCGCGATCGCGCCCTGGGTGAACTCGCTGACGAACTCCGGGTAGCCACGGTTCTGCAGCAGGCTCGAGGTCAGACACAGGGCCGCCACATTCAGGCGATCGTCCACGAAGGCCGGACACGGAATCTCGACACAGGTCTTGGCGGTGTCCGAGATGACCTGAGCCTCGGTGAGGATGTTGAAGCCCGGAATCGGCAGGGTGATGTCGCCGCCGAAGAAGTCGGTGAAGTCCAGGCCCTGGTTGTGCAGCAGGCCGCCCCGGCGAAGTACCCGCTCCGGCAGGCTGATCATGCCGTCTGCGGTGATCGGGGAGCAGATGCTGTAGTCGGGCTCGGATGGGGCACACCAGCCGTTGGCCGCGACCACGGCATCCAGGTTCATGGCGCCGTCGGCTGCCGCACGCAGCTTGTTGAACGCGGTCTCATGGCCGTCGCCCTCCATGATGACTGCCTCATCAGGGAAGTTGCGCTTGATCCTGGCCAGGGAATGCTGCATGCGGGTCTTGGTGCCGGTACGGGAGGCGCTGGGGTATGCCCGCACGCGCTCCTCAAAGGCCCGGCCCACATCGGCCCAGGAAAGCTCTGTGCCGGTGGGGAAGGTGGCGATATCGGCCGCCGCCACAATGGTGTAGCTCGGGGTGCCCTCAGGAACCTGCGCGGCCGGGGAATGCGGTGCCACATCGGCGATCTGGACCGAGCGGCGGGGTGCGGAGGTGGCACCACCGGAGGCGGTCACTGTAGCTTCGACAACTTCAGTCACCGTGTTGGCGACCTCGACGGCCGGGGTGGTCTCGGTGACGTCCTTGTTGCCGTTGGCGTCGAACTCGCCACTGGCCACCACGGGCTCCGGCTCGGGCTCGGTGGCCACGGGGGTGGCACGCGGCTCCAGCGGCTTCTGGGCCGCCGCGCGTGCGGCCACCTGGGCGCGCTTGTCCAGTTCGGCATCGGCCGCCGCCACGAACGCGGTCAGCTCTTCGGCCTGCGCCAGGATTTCCTCATCCGGGCTCTCGGGATTGATGGAGGCAACCAGGGCGCTCTGATCGGCCGCTGCCAGGTTGCGAAGGTCCGTCAGTGTCGGCGTCGCATAGACGGAAAGCTCGTAGACGCCTTGATCGTTCGGGCGGGGTGGGGTGAACATCAGCCAGCTCCACATGATGATCCAAGTCCTTGGGCAGGCTCTTGGCTCATCGCCCCCATGATCAGGCAGGCTCCTGGCTCATCGCCTTGATCTTCACGCAGGGTAGCACGACTCAGTCAGCATCGTCTACTAATGACATGGACAGACGCGATGATAGGGTAGAGAAATGACCATCCGCAGAAGAGACCGATTCGCCCATCGCCGTTTCTGCAAGATCTGCGGATCCCGCCAAGAGGTCAAACTGTATGTGGCTGGCTTCCGATGCCCGCTACATCCACCGATCGGCAGGGGCGACAAGGTCGGCCCCTATCGTCCGGGCGCACAGTTCGCGCCCTTGGCAGTCAAACCGTACACATGCCAGGAGTGGATGGGCACCCGATGGTGTCTGTCCCAGGACGGCACCCGGGACAGCCCGAAAGGTCATCGGTGCCGCGAACATCTATGAGAGGAATCGCATGCTGAAAAAGGTTGTGATCTGGGGCGGCATCGCCTTCGTGGTGTTCTTCGTCGCCTTCAGGCCCGGTGCCGCCGGTGACGTCGTCAGGACCCTGGGCAGCGTGGCCGTGGACATCCTCACCGGCATCGGCGGGTTCTTCGAGCGGCTGGTCGGCTGATGATCGACAAGTTGCTCAAGGCCGCCCTGATCGCCGTGGGGCTCTGCTTTCTGATCATGATGTATATATTGATGTCATAGGCATCAAGGGAGGAGAACAAGCGTGAGGATGATTGCCGTGGGCGTCTTCGTCATCATCGTCCTGATCGTCATCGGCTTCCTGGTGGAGACCCTGTCGTGAAGCACAGGGCGCCGCAGGGGTACACCATCTGGGACCGGCTGTGGGATGCCGGGATCGGGATCATCCTGATCATCCTGGGCGGGCTGATCGCCCTGAGCATCGGGGTGGCCGTGGGGCTGCGCCTGCTGGCGTAGGAAGCGAGAGACGGGCCGCACCTAAATGCAGCCCGTCTTGCCCCTCGCGTGAGATAACCCGTGTCACCTGCCGACAGTATAGCCCCTCTCCTTGGCGCTCTGGCGATCGGCCGCCTGTTGCCTCTGGCGGGCGCGCTCGCGTTCGGTGCGCTCCTGGGCGGGGGAGTTCACGGTGACCCTGGTCCCGTCGGCGAGAACGACTTCGCGGGGATACTGGGCGGCAGCCTTGGCCGCCCGGTCCCCACAGGTGCTGCAACCCATCAGCTCTCCTTCGTCGATGAATTAACCAGGTTAGTGTACCTGCGGATTAACCTGTTGCGACGCAGGGCATCCGTGTGCGCCTGGACCTCCTTGAGTCTGTTGAGCAAGGTGCGCTCGGACTCATTGAGCCCATCAGGATCCAGGCTGGCAATGGTGCCATCCTCCAGGATCACCCCGGCGGCACATAGTGACTCAGGTTCACCGGAGGCATTCAGGGACACGATCGGGAAGCCGGGGGTGTTGACCGCCAAGGCCGCCACAAGCTCCAGGTTTCCGTTGATCCGCCGCCAGTCACCCGAAAGCGGGGAACGCCGAAGCATCGCCGCGTCGGTATCATCAGCTTCCGGAACCAGGCTACCCGCCACCCATATGCCCCACCTGTCCTCTCCGCTGGCCACGATCGCCACCTGCTTGCCGGTGTTGTCATAGTGGTCACTGGCCGGGACCCAACCGAGACGAGTGTCAGCATGCCCGGTACCGGCCGTAATTTTACCGACCCGCACTACTCCGCCGTCTGCGGTTACCACGCTGCCGTTGAGGAAGTACTTGTAGGACACGGCACTGCGGGGAGCCATGACGCACTGGTTGCCGATCCCGGCGTGGCATGTCCCCCAGGCTGCCAAGTGTCCGATCACCCGGCCGTCGGCCGTCACAGCAATCGGTGTCGGGCCGTCCAGTTTTGGGTCCTCAAACCAGCTCTTGGGCGGAGCGATGGGCGATATACCAGCTGTCACGACTTCGAGTGCTTCGGGTTGATCATGTGTACCGGCTTCTATCGCGTCGATGCGGTCCTTGATGCCATGCACTACGGAAGCTACTGCACTCATGTCCTCGTCAGGGATGTCCATGATCTCGGGCGCACTGGCGAGTATCTGAGCCATGGTCCGGACTGCACGAGGGACCAGTACACACTGGCCCGAGGCGTTCACCGTCGCTATCGGTAGCTTGTAGGACTTTCGCTCCTGCGGGGCACCCACATCCCACCACAGGAAGCCCTTGCGGTACTCCCGGATGTCACCATCGGCATGCTCCCACAGGGCGTCGGCCGCCTTGTGGAATCCCCACGGGACATCCTCGGTGGCCACCGGCATGGACGAGAACCCGCTGGCGTTGATGTTGTTGATCGAGGCAGTCACGTCCTCCTCCTTGTTGCCGCCCCGCAGCCATGGGGGCTTGACCCGGGGATCGCCATAGTCGGCCTGCAGTTTGGCATAGATGTCGGTCACCACGCCTTTGAGGACAAGCTTTTCTTCCTCACCGACCACACCCTCCAGTTCCCCATGGGCACCCGAGAGGATCGCGGCGGCCGAGAAAACCGCACGAGGGATCAGGGTCAGACGCCCCCCGATGATGTCGGCGATCGGCAGGCGGTAGGAGTTCTTGTTGTTGGCCGGGGCTTTCGGGTCACGCCACAGGAAGGCGCTGTTGAACTTCTCCACCGAACCCGATGCCCAGTCGGCCACCCGGCCCACGGCGTCCTGGAAGTTGAACGGGGTTTCTCTTGGGGCCGTAGACATACGCTTCCAGGAGTTGGCGTTGACCGTCACGGCATCCTCCTGGTGAACAAGGGCTTGCATCGGCAGCTTATGATGTTTGATGGACTTCCCGACGGATCACCGGGCGCCATCAATGCCTCCATGTTAACTATGAAAGGCTGGTTGACGGGCACGGTTTGCCCGTCAGCAAGGGCGTGGCCTGGACGAGTGGCGCTGTCGTCTTTGGCCAGCCAGGTCTTGTTCAGCACCCGCTGCAATTGCATCTGGGCCCGCATACTTGCAGCCAGGGCACCGAAGTTCCAGACGCGATGGACCTCCGTCACCGCCACCGTCCGGCTTCTGGCTGGCCAGTTCTCGGTGCCGGTAACATCAAGGACATGCCTTACCGCCTGGACCTGCTGTTCACGTGTCCCATTCACGGCAGCCACGTCACCGAGTGCTCGCACGACCAGGCGGTAGACCTCGTCAGGAGTCCGGACCATCAGATTGCGGGTCCGCTGCAGCTGGTCCTTGAGGATGGGATCGTCTGGATCGAAGGGCAAGTCAAGGCCAAGCTGCCGGGATGTGTTGATCCACCCCGCTCGGGCAAGCCCGACCAGGCGGTCCATCAGCCCATCGATCAGATGATCCCAGGTTGGCGTGGTGGCCCAGACCCCAGCGGGATCAGGACCGATACCGAAAGCCAGGAAACCCCCGAGTACCTTCGCGGCTACCTGGGCCAGCCATTTGGTGTAAGCCGCAAGCATGTAGGCGGCGATGGCAACCTCAGCGGCGGCGAGCACACCACCTACGGCTTCAGGAACCCCTGAACCTTCGGGCATCGGTTCAGGGATCGGCGGGTTTTCCTGAACGGGGGCGGTCATGCGATCCCGGCCTCACGCAGCCGCGCCGACATCAGCGACGGGTTGTGTTCGATACGGTGCACCAGGAGCCCGGCCACATAGCTGTTGAGCACAGCGGCCACCAGGGACTGGTCGGCTGCCACGCCATACATGTGGTGGGCGCAGTGGTCCCAGGCACCAGCCAGCAATGTGGTGGCCTGACCCTCATTGACCTGGACCTTGGTGTGCAGGGTCAGGATGTCGGCGCTGGGGAACGCCTTGCGCACACTGGGGGTCAGCAGCTTCTTGTTGGCCAGCTCCAGGGCGCGCACAACCATCGAGTTGGCGGCCACATGAGCGGCCGAAGGACCATTGGCCAGGGAGGCGATCAGGTCCGACTCGGGCCGGTTGGTGGTGCCCGTGGGCCTGGTGTTGGGGGCACCCTGGCCGGGCCGGGGACCTTCGATGCCACGCTCGGGACGCGGTGGTGGGGGTGGCCCGGCCGGGTTCAGCTCGGGCACCTCCGGCAGCGCGGTCTCGATGCCTTCGACCCCGGCGTACTCACGCACGGGTTCCACGGCGAAGTACTGGGGGTCACGCAGGATGACTTCGCGGGTGAAACGCTGCCCGGTCTCTTGCTCGCTGGGGGCATCGGTTTCCCGATAGTTGAAGGCACGCCTGACGGTTTCGGCCGACACCACGCCCTTCTCATACAGGTTCAGGGTGTCCACGGCCTGATTGGCCGATGAGGCAAGGGGCGCAACGTCATACCAGTAGGTGAAGCGCGCCGGGTCCTTGCCCAACGCCTTGAGCGCCGGACCCAGGTAGGCGGTGGTGATGGCGTCCACGATGCGGTTCATCAACGGCATGACGCTCTTGACAATGAACTCTTCCCCGGCGAACCACACACCCCAGTGGTTCATCTCCTTGGCGCCCAACTGGATTTCCACTGGCACATTGATGCCGATGGCCAGCTTCTCCATCTCTTGTTTTTCCATGGAGGACAGGGCATCGGAGAGCACGGACTCGAATTTGATCGGGGTGATGCCTTTCATGGCCTCGAGTTCGGCCAGAGGCATGGGCCACAGGATGGGGGCGATCTGTGCGGCGGTTCCCTTGCCTTCGAGGTTGCTTGTCATGACCTCGAAAAGCTGTTGGTACACATCGTCTACGGAGACTGTTTCGTCGTCACCTTTAGGTATGGCAAGGCTTTCCGGCACGGGCAGGACCACGGCGTTGGCGATGCGGGAGTTGAACTGGCTTCGCTTGTAGAGCTGAATCTCCCGCATGCGATGCAAAGTGTCCAGGAGTGCCCGGACAGGAGAGTCCGCGAGCAGAGGGCGCCTTGGATGCGGCGTGTGAACTCGAACAATGATGTCCCGACCGGGGTTGAGCTGTTCGCGGACGGCGTGTCCGACATTGATCCACACGACCTTTCCCTGTCGCCTGACCTCACTGGGCGCCAGGACCATCCACTTGTCACCATAGGCTGGCCGGGCCGCCATGCCGATCAGGTAACACTCCCCGGCCACGGTCAGCGACTCGGCCAGCGTACGTAGCACCTCCGCTTTGGCCGCAGGTCCACCGAAGAGCGTATCGGCCAGGGCGGCTATCTGGGCATCCCCGGTCACCTCATCCTGGCGCACCCCGTTGGCATCGACGTTGGCGACATAGATGCGCACCAGGGAGCAAGCATTGCCTACATAGTCTACTGCGTTGTGGAGCTGTTCATTGGTGTCATAGAACTCCCAGGCGATGCGCTGCCAGCCCTCATCGGTGAAGCGATATCCCCGCCACGCCTCCTCCGACAGCGTCATCCGAACAGCCGAGGCGATCATGGATAGAGGCCGGGCCTGACGGGGTGCCTCGACCTCCGGCGTCTTGGTGAAGATCGACATCTACTCACCCCTGCTGGTTCGGGAAGTCTCAAAATCAACAAGCCATCCGGCAAGGTAGGACACCGCCGGGATGAGCACTATCGTGGCCACGACGGCCCCGCCGATGGGCCAGGCGCCCCAGAGCACGGCAGCGGTCATGACCAAGGGGCAGAAGAACATCGCCGCCCAGACCGAGTTGCACCATGGGCACCAGAGCATCTTGGACAGGAAGGAGTTGGTGCCGAATCTGCGGTCTACCCGTGCCCGCATCCCAATGGTGATGTCATCGAAGTAAGCCAGCCTCGACACCCGGGCAGTCGCCAGCACCAGGACGACAAAGGCAACGAGGTAGATCATGCAGATAAAGGTATCAGCAAAAAGGTCGGCATGTTATCACTAGATCTCCTGGCTCTGCCAGCTTGTCGCCTCATCCGATCCCGAATTCACCCAGGGTCCGCATGGTGCCCACCGGGTTGTAGCCGAGTTCGGGCACCGGCAGACCCAAAGGCGACAGGATCCGGGAGCGCTTGCGCTCACCATCCATCAGATGCCGGACCGCATGGACGAGGGCATCCAGGCGGTCCGGGGACGCCTTGGACGACAAAGGATCGAAGGTGAGCATCTGGGTCTCGAGCTTGTCGAAGGTGCCGATGTGATGCACTCGCCCCTGCGAATAGCGCATGGCCACGGGCTCAGCCCGCAGCTTTTTCCCCTGATTTGAAAAGACGGGCACGAGCGGAGGGTTGATGACTTCAGTGGGGAATAAGCCGGAGCGCTGAAGTTCCCTGAAGGCGTCGGTGAACACCTGGTGCATCCAGGCCTTGCCCAGGTTGGACTCATAGACCAGGGTGTCGGCGCCATAGCGGGCATAGACATGCCAGGCATGCAGTGCCGCATCGCGTCCGGCCAGCTTCGTGGTCTCATCGGCGATCACATAGGCATGGTCCTTGTGGTCCCGGCAGGCCACGATGACACCCATCTCGTCGCCGTCCTCATCACCGGTCAGGCCGGGATCCACCCCGACGGTGCGGTGGGCCACCTTCTCCGGGCCGATCTCCACCCGGTTGGCATGGATGACGGAGAAGCTGAACAGGGCGCCGGACACATCATCGAGAAGCTCGCCGTACAGCTCCTGGCGGCCCAGGGCGGTGCCCTCATAGGTTTCCCGCAGCTCCTCGACGGCATCCTCAGACAGGTTGATCATGTTGTCGAAGGTGCTGCCCCGGATGATGACGACCTTCCACCGCCGGGGTTCGGACACCCAGTTCTTGAGCAACAGGATCGGTTTGGGGGTGGTGGTCACCAGCGCCCTGGGTTTGTCCCCGGGGATGTCGGCCCGAAGTGCCGGTCGGATGCCCTCGCGCCAGGTTTCCTCGGGATTGGCCCATTTTATGGGCTCGTCGCAGTTGTGGATCTTGACAAGCGCCGACCCCGCGAAGAAATGATGGGCATCGGCGATCGTCAAATCGTAGACATCAGCTCGCCGGTGTTCCCTGATTACGCTGAGCACGCTTGTTCCGCGAAAGCCTGGCCGATCCCGCTTTCCGGCATGCGTCCGAGCACCATTTGGCCCGCATTCCGGTGGACAGGTACTCATTGCCACACTCGGCACAAAGGACTGCCCGGGGCTGCCGGTTGGCCCACATGCGCCGCAATCCCTCACTGGACCGCTGGGACCGGCCGGAGCTGTCATATTTGTCGGCGTCGGTACGCAGCTGCCACGTGAGACGCATGTGCTCTCCATGAGGCAATAGCTCAAGGTTTGCTGGGTCGCAATTCCACCGTTTCCCATCCCGGTGATGGACATCGAATCCCTCGGGAATCGGTCCGTGCAAAGCGATCCAGACGGCTCGGTGGAGAAGGAACCCGTCTCGGCTGTAGTAGTATCCCTTGCGCTTGTTGAAGAACCAGGACTCCCTGTCCCATCGCTGATAGGCTGGCTCTTCGCTGGGCACAGGTCCATTTGAGGCAGACATGTAGCCATACTATCGCCAGCCTCAAGCCGGTCGGCCCGGATCCAGCCGCCATTGGCCCACACCACATGGTCCGGGGTTACTCGAAGCTCCCCCTCGGTGGTGACAATCCGCAAGACCTCCCTGCCCTCAGCGGTACGCCCGGATTGCAGAACCTCCTTGAATCCCGTCTGCGTCCAAACTCTGTCACCCGGGAGCACCCGCTCTATGGCCACCATGCCGCGCTCGGTCAGGACTGGCTCACCTTCGGCCACGCACCAGACATCGGCCAGGTTCTTGGACCGGGCCGCGTCCACTGTGGCGCCGGTGAAGTGGATGACCGAGCCGGTCTCGAGCAAGCGCACATAAGGCTTGGGGCTTTTGGTGAAGGTGTACATCTTGGTGGGGTCATCGACCCGGCGGGACTTTCCCAGCTCGGAAAATCCCATGCGCTGCAACACCCGCAGCACCCCCGAGGGACCCTCGGCGCATGAGGCCACGGCGTCAGAAATGTTGTAGGCCATGATCAGGCGTTCGGTGGGAAACCCAGAGGAGTCATAGGGATGATCCAGGGTCCGTTGCACGATCCACTCGGCCCCCGAGCGCGTCTTGCCGAAGCCCCGGCCCGCCAGCATCAGGCAGATGGACCAGTCGCCCTTGGGCGGCATCTGTTCCGGGCGGGCCACCCAGAACCATTCCTCCCTGGCGATCATGTCCAGGATGGCGGGGTCCAGGGACTGCAGGAAGTCCATCCTCTGGGCACGGGGCATCGCCGCAACCCGCTGCTTCAGCGACATGCCCAACCTGACCATCCCCATCCTAGATGTCATAGTCTACGATGCAATTTACTGCTTGTATACTTCGCCCATGGTCGCTTCCGAATTTGGCCGATGGACCGTGGTGGGACTAGCCACGGGAAGGCCACGCCACTCGGAATGCATATGCGTCTGTGGCACAAGACGCGCGGTAGCCCGACATGCGCTCAGGTCCGGGAAGAGTAAGTCCTGTGGCTGCCTACAGCGGGATCTCGCGGCCATGAGACAAAGGAAGCATGGGGATGCCGCCAATGGGCGCTGGTCTCCCCTGTATAAGGCATGGGCAAGCATGAAAGGAAGATGCCACACCCCCTCAAGCAGCGCATATAAATATTACGGCGCCCGAGGCATAAAGGTCATCCGCCAATGGCGAGAGAGCTTTGAGGAATTCAGGAAATGGGCACTAGCCAACGGATTCGTCGATGGTCTACAGATTGACCGAATAGACACTACGGGCAACTATGGGCCACAGAATTGTCGCTGGGTTACGCGCAGTGAAAACATGAACAACAAGACCACCAATCGCTGGGTAACGATAAATGGTGAGAAGAAAACAGTTGCGCAATGGTCAAGGGATCATAGGTGTCATGTTTCCTATCGCACCCTTCTTGGGAGGCTGGAGAGAGGGTGGCCCGAAAGTGAAGATCTTCTCGGTCCGATCGAGCCCCATGTGCTCACATTAGCACCATGGTCTACTGTGTTGCCTATGACGGACTTCAAGTATCTGATCATCGTGGACACCTTGCGCGAGCGGATCGCCTCCGGCGCCTATCCCGACGGCAAGCTCCCCAGCACCAGCGCCCTGAGGCAAGAATTCGAGGCTAGCTACGGATCCGTGCGCTCAGCCATCCTGATCCTCAAGGCCACCGGTGTGGTCGAAGGCCGTCAGGGGCAGGGGGTATTTGTGGTTGAATGATCATTACCCCTGTGGTACACTACCCACATGAGTGATGAGACACAGGAGGAGCTGGGCGAGACCCTGCTGACCCTGGATTCCCGCAAGCGTGTCAGTCTGGGCAAGCTGGCCCGGCATGACCATTACATGATCACCAAGGAGCCGGGCGGCGTACTCGTCCTGACTCCGGTTGTCGTCGTATCCATCAACCATCCGGCCATCAAGGAATACCTGGAGGCAAAGACATTGCCTTCCAAGGACGCGATGTCATAGGATGGAATCTCTGGTGCCAACTCAGAGAGAGGAATGATCATGGCCCGTTTCAACAAGGCTCCCTCGGGGCTTTTCCTGCCGACAAATCAGCCGATCGTGTCCCAGCATTCAGTGTGGGAGCGCACCGGCAACCTGGCTCCCGGGTTCACCCGTGACGCCAAGGGTGAGCTGTTCCTGCTGGCGGTGAGCAACTTCGTCGGCATGGACACCTTCTATGAGGCCGGGGTTGCCCGTGACGCCCGGTTCGAGACACTGGTGCAGCAGGTGGCCCGCGAGGACACCGAGTGGCTGGGGCGCTTCCTGCCGTGGCTGCGCAATGAGGCCAACATGCGTACCGCCTCCCTGGTGGGGGCGATCGAGGCCGCCCGGCTGATGGTGGCCGAGCGCATTCCCGGTGGTCGCCAGTTGGTCAACTCGGTGCTGGCACGTGCCGATGAGCCTGGTGAGGCTCTTGGATACTGGATCGGCAAGTACGGCCGGAAGATTCCCAAGCCGATCAAGCGCGGGATCGCCGATGCCGCAACACGTCTGTACAACGAGTACAGCACCCTCAAGTACGACACGGCGTCCCACGGGATCCGCTTCGGGGATGTCCTGGAGCTGACCCATGCGGCCCCGGACAAGCTGGGTCAGGATGTGCTGTTCAAGCATCTAATCGATCGGCGTCACAACCGTGAGGGCATCCCGTCGTCGCTGACCATGATCCATGCCAACGCGAAGTTGCGCGAGCTTGCGCTCCGGCTTCCCGAGATGCTTACCGATGCTGGCAACCTCAAGCAGGCCGGGATGACCTGGGAGGATGTGCTGTCCCTGGCTGGTGACCGGATCCCGAAGAAGGATCTGTGGGAGGCGCTTATCCCGACCATGGGCTACATGGCCCTGCTGCGCAACCTGCGCAACTTCGATGAGGCCGGGGTGGGCCACAACGCCTACGCCTTGGTGGCTGATCGCCTCGGTGACCCGGAGCAAGTGGCCCGATCCCGTCAGTTGCCGATGCGGTTCTTGTCGGCCTTCCGGGCTGTGTCCAACGTGCGCTGGCACCTGCCACTTGAGCAGGGGCTCCAGGCGTCGCTGAACAACATCCCGCAGTTCGCCGGTCGCACCCTGATCCTGATCGACACCTCGGGCTCGATGGCCGACAGCATGAGTGACAAGAGCGGACTGCGGCGCTGGGACGCGGCGGCCATCTTCGGGCTGGCGCTTTCGCAGCGGTGTGAGCACGCCGACGTGGTCTCGTACTCCAACTACTCCAAGGTGTTCCCGCTGGCCAGGGGGGCATCGCTGCTGGTGATGCTGGAGGCGTTCCGCCGTGGCTACTTCCAGAACGGGGGTACGGCCACCGAGGCGGCGGTGAGCACCAATTTCAGGGCGCACGATCGGGCGGTCATCCTCACCGACGAGCAGGCCAACTATCACACCTATCGTGATGTGGCAGCGGCAGTCCCGGCCCACATCCCGGTGATCACGTTCAACTTGGCCGGGTACAAGGTGGGGCACATGGAGTCGGGAACCCCGACCCGCATCACCATCGGCGGGTTGACTGACCAGGCGTTCAAGTTGCTGCCGGTGCTGGAGCGCCGTGCCGCCGGGCAGTGGCCGTTCTGATGAGTTCACTCAAGATCGTGGTGCTGGCCATCTGCGGCGTGATCCTGTGCCTGGGCTTGCTGGTGCAACGACCGGCCTGGATGCTGGCCGGTGCCGGGGGCATCCTGGCGGCCCTTCTGATGCCACTGGAGATGCCCGAAAGAATGTAAGGAGTGCGGGGGCGGGCGGTGACAATGGTCGCCGCCCGTTTTCACATGGATGGGGAGGAGATTATGGAGCAATGGGGATCATTCGTCGTGCAAGGCATCCCGGCGGTCGGGCTGATCCTGGCCGGGAACTACCGGCGTGTCGGCTGGGTGATCTGCTTGCTGGGCCAGGTGTTCGCGGTCACCTACGGGTTGTGCACCTCTCAGCTGGGCTTTGTGGCCTGGGCACCCGTATACCTGGGCATCTACGGGGCCAACTGGATACGCTGGACCAAGAGGAGGGGGAGAGAAAATGATCAAGGACCAGTATGTGATCTGCGACATTGACGGGACGATTGCCCTGATGCACGCGGAGCTTGAAGGCAGGCGCCATCCCTACGACTGGCACCGGGTGCGCGAGGACGACCCGAACGAGCCCATCATCGCGCTGCTGTGGCATCTGCGGCGCCAGGGATTCAAGGTGATCTTCGTGTCCGGGCGGATGGAGGTGGCCCGGGAGGGCACCCTGGCATGGCTGGATGACCATGTGGTCGATCTGGAGATGCTGGACTTCCCGCTGTTCATGCGGGCCGATGGTGACTTCCGCGAGGACACCGTGGTCAAGCGGGAAATCTATCATCGTGAGATCGAAGGCAAGTACAAGATCGCCTATGTCCTGGATGACCGGGACTCGGTGGTGGCCATGTGGCGTGAGCTTGGGCTGACCGTGCTCCAGGTGGCGGCGGGAGCGTTCTGATGCACCAGCCGATGCGCGGGGATGTGGTGGAGGCGATCATCAAGGAGCGCCGGGACACCTATGACCGGGGGTCACTGCCCTGGGACATCCTGGATGACTTCCTGGACGACTACCGGCTGATGGCCGACGCGGGCCAGCCCTACCCCCTTACGCTGCCCAAACAGCCCGACTTCACCGATTATCCCGGCGGGGGTGAGTACTGATGAGACCCATGACCAGGAGGGTCGCTGTGCGCAGGCTGGGCATCATCTTTTGGGCCATGGCCACCGGGTGCGCCGCGATGTCACTGTACGGATTTGTGGTCGATGACATGCGGTATGTCCTGTCCGGGTTCACTGGTATGGGATGGTTCACAATGGTGGCCTGCATGCCCCGGGAATGGTTCCTACGGAAGGTAGAACAAGATCATGAAGACCCTCCCCGGCCCTAAGCACATCTACATATCCACGGCCTGCCAGCATGAGCACGAGGATCCCGACCTGCACAAGCTGTGCCGCCAGACCTGCAAGTGGTGTAAGGCACCGTGCTCCTGCCCGCAGCACGGAGAAAACCGACTTGACATCACGTCCGTCGTATGACATGCTTTCTTTCGTAAGCAGCTGAGCGACATGGCGCCCCCGGGTGCGAAGGTTACGGTTACTTCATCTGTCTCATTCACGGAACCGAAGAATAAGCCCGTGACCATGTTGAACTCCGGGGGCTCCACGGGCGCTCATGACCCTGCTGTTTGTTGACAACTACATTGACTTTGATGTCGGGTGCGAATGTTACGGTTACTTCGTACACAACGATTGATGGTTCGAATCCACCCGTCACCCCCGTGGTGATGACTGCCCTATGGCTAGGGGCTACCCGCGACAACATTGAACTCCGACATCACAAAACTTTGATTCCCGACGCAACGGCTACGCCTTATGCGCGAAGGAATCTGTGATTCCCGGTGCGATCGGCACGGTTACTTCGTTTTAGGAACGAGAGGTTGCAGGTTCGAATCCTGTCGGCCCGACTCTTCGGGCTGTAGCTCAAGTGGTAGAGCGCTAAAATTTCCGCGCCACCCCTGAACTCGGGAATCAACAAACTTCCGGCTCCTGACAGGGCGGCTGGAAAATGGGGGTCCAGGTGAAAGACCTGGCATGGATGGCCACGGTCGCCGCGCACACCTCGGTGTGCGATGTCGCAGGGGTCGCCTGGAAGCAGACTCACGAAAGTGCTCAGTACTGACACCCCCGCCCACAAGCTTCCCTCCTTGTCAGGTGGGGAAACGGATGCCCCCGTTCAGGAATGCCGGGGGCATCCACCAAGACTTCTGGCCACACCGGTCCTATCCAATCGCGGCGACTGGTGGCGAATGGTGTGGCCAGAGCAAGAATCACCCACCGTGTTCCCTCGTGGGGCATGGTCTTGGGCACCGACTGCCGGATGGTCGGGATCCAGATTGCAGGTGCGACAGTTTCGGATACTTCGAATTCACAAACCGCAGGTCGGGGGTTCAAGTCCCCCTGGGGGCCATCGGCTTCTGTAGCTCAGCTGGTACGAGCAGCGGTCTTTTTGAACAAGCCCGAGACAATCTTGAACTCTGCAATCACAAAAAGTTCATTGCTGTAGAAGGCAATGCGATTGGGAACGCTGCCCATTCATGGGGGGCAGCAAAAAGGGCACGAGTATGACAAACCCTTGGCTTTCGAGGCTACGAGACTGCGGGTTTTCGTGTTCCACCAAAGACTTCATCCTCTCCGGTGGAGACGGGCGGTGCCCCTGCACCATCCGCACCTCTGGCACCGTAGGTGGCCCGGAAACGGTGCACAAAAGCTTCCGAAGTTGTTGCGATGGAATTTGCTGCCGTGGGCAGCAACAAAAACGTGGGGATGCCGGGCACCCAGGCGGTCGCCCCAGAGGCCTCTGGGCATTGGGGAGTTGGTGCAGCGCGCTTTCGAATGCGGGCCTGGCAATGATCCAATGAAGACCGATAGACAGCCTGACGAACACGTGCTGGCGCAAAGGAACAGGCGCATCATGCGCGCTAGTAGAAGATGGGAAAAGCATCCGGTGTAGCCCCCAGGGAAAGGGTCCAGCATCCCCACCCAAAGACTTATCGACCAGGTAACTGGTCCTTATCCCGCTTAGTGACCAGAATGTTGGTCACTAAAGACTTCTGGCACCCGACCAGATTGATCAAAGTGGCCTAGGACTAGGCAAGAGGCGAAAGTGGTGAGTCTGCTACAGCTAGGCTTTCGTCCGCCACAAGATCTCAGACGCAACGCCTTCGGCTTATGCGCGAGAGATCTACGATCTCAGGTGCGAATGTTTCGGATACTTCCCCCTACCAACAAATTCAGGGGGGTAGCTCAATTGGTAGAGCGCCCGGCTTGAAACCGGGAGGTTGGTGGTTCGAGTCCACTCCCCGTTTCCGAGGCAGATTTTGAACTCTGAGATCTCAAATACTCATTCCCCATCGGGGCGCCCGTTGAGCATGCGGGCTTTCCAGACCGCTGGCGACTGGTGGTTCCCGAAACAGTCGTGAAGCCGGTGACAGTCTTGGTCATGGTCTGTCACCGGCACATGGGGAGGTAGCTCAATGGCAGAGCAAGCGGTAGGTCGGCCGACATTAACCGCTGGTTGCAGGTTCGAGTCCTGCCCTCCCCCCGGAGAGTCCGAAGTGCTAGTTTCCGGCTGGATCCTTGAATGTACAGGCTGGTAATGAAACATGGTGTCGCGAACCTGCCGGAGTCGGGCTGGCGTAAGCAGCGTCCGACAATGATGGGATAAGGACTCTTCACCAAAGATCCGTGGTAAAGCAATCTCCAGGCCAAGGATCCTGGACTGGGGTTTGGGGTGCTCCCGCTTTGGGCTCGGGGCATCTGGGCGAGGCCCAGACACTCACCACGGAGCAATGCCAGGATGTCCCGCTTGACTGCGCAGTCCGGGACGGTGTGGAAGCAGCAGGTTCGACTCCTGCCCTGGCAGCGAACCGAGCCTGATATCCGCCGCGTGAATCGTGACGGTGTTCGGGTTTCACTGGCCGCGCAGCGAGTATGAAGCCGATTCCATGGCCATGGGACACGGGCACGAGTGAGTCGTGAGTGGCAGTCGTCTCCAGTGGGCGGGCTGCCACACCGAAGGAGGAGGCAATGCCCAAGAGAGTCATCCCTATCGTGCTGTGGACGGTATTCGCCATGGTCCTGTGGATAGTGTTGTCCCTGGTGCTGCCGGGCTGCCAGAGCCCAGCACCCACGGCCGGTGAGCATGCCGACGCCAAGTCGTGCAGGGCGTCCGGTGGTAGCGTCCATCGGCATCATCAGTACTGTGACGAGGGCGGCAGGAGCACCTGGTGGTGCACCGGCCCTGAAGGCAACATCACGGGGATCTGGTTCGAGAGCTGAGAGAGGAGAGATCATGACAAATCAGATGGTCGATCAGGGAATCATCAACCACGTAGCCTTCTGCATCGACATAAGTGACTCCATGAGGGGCAAGGAGCCCCAAGTCATCGCAGTCACTGACGGGCTGGTTGCCCACCTGGCCAGGATGAGCCAGGACTTGAAGCAGGAGACCAGGGTCACCATCTACCTGTTCAACCACGAAGTGGTCTGCATCGTCTACGACAAGGACGTGCTGCGTCTGCCGTCGCTGGCCGGGCTGGTGAAGACCTCGGGGATGACCGCGCTGGTGGATGCCGCCACCCTGGCAGTACGGGACTTGAAGCTGACCCCGGTCAAGTACGGGGACCATGGCTTCCTGATCTATGTCCTGACCGACGGCCAGGAGAACAGGTCCCGACCCGAGAACAAGATCGCCCTTCCGGGCCTGCTGGCATCCCTGGGTCCCGAGTGGACCCTGGCCTGCCTGGTGCCCGACGCCATCGGCAAGAACTATGCCCAGTCCTTCGGCTTCCCCGTGGGCAACATCGCCATCTGGGACGTCAACAGCGCCACCGGCGTCGAAGAGGTCGGCGTCGCCATGGCCGCCTCCGTGGACACCTACATGGCGATGCGTTCCAGTGGTGTCTCTGGAACGCGAACTCTGTTCTCCACCGACGCCACGGCGGTCAATGCCGCCACCATCCAGGCCGCCGGGCTCAAGCCGCTCGACACCTCCGCCTATGTCCTGGTGCCAGTGACCAGGCCGCGCCGGGATCGCGGGCAGGGTGTCGAGAACAAGGACAAGCACCTGGTCTGGGAGATCTCGGACTTCGTGCGCCATGCCACCGGGAGCTTCACCGTCGGCTCAGTGTTCTACCAGCTGTCCAAGAAAGAACGCATCCAGGGCAACAAGAAGCTGGCCATCTTGGAGATCGCCACGAGCAAAGTGTTCGTCGGCGACGGGGTCCGAGCGATGATCGGGCTGCCCGACGGCGACAAGTCGGTGGCGCCGGACTTCAACGACAAGTACACCATCTTCGTCCAGTCCACCTCGGTCAACCGCCACCTGGTGGTCGGCACGAAGGTGCTGGTGCTCAAGTAATGGGATACCTAAGTGGGGTGCTACTCCTGATAGGAATAGCCCTCTTGGTCGCGAAGAAACCGAAACAAGCGCTTGTCGTGCTGTTGTTCGCAGGCCTGTTCGGCTGGGGAACGTTTCTGGTCAAGTCATAAACACGGACATGGGTAGGTGGTTCGCGGGTGAAATTCCCGCCTCGGTTTACGGGATCATTCCTGGTGGCCGTCAGGGTGGACCAGTAGCCGGTACTGCGGATGAAGCAGGAGGGGAGGTGAAAGATTTGGCGCTCTTGATCGCCATCGGGCTGGGGGTGTTCTCAATGATCGCGTTCAAGGCCGGAAAGAAGGGTGTGGGAATGACCTTCGGGATCATCTCCATGCTGTTGCTCATCGGCTGGCTGGCCAGCGGGCCGGGGTTCGCGATCCTGGACTTCGTCGATGACCCCAAGGTCGATGTTCCCGACAACATCCCGATCCCCGGCGGTAAGTGATGTGGGCAGATCTATTCAAGGCCATCGGGGCTTTCGGGCTGCTGATCTTGACGGTCTGGGTGTTCTGGAATCAGTGAAAGGAGGGAGGTGACTATGAAGAAGCTTCTATGGATCGCCGGTGGAATAGTGGTCCTGTTTTTCGTCGCCGCGTTCATCGACGGCGTGTTCATCCGCCACTGACGGCGGCGGGATCCGGGGGTGCTGCCACACCCCTGGTCCTTTGATCATAGGAGGTCGGCATGGAGTTCGCGGCGGCAATCGTCATACTGATCCTGTTGTACGTTCTCGGATGCGCGATCGCCAGGATCGGCAAGCACCGAGACTGAGGAGGTGACATCATGAAAAACAGAAACACATTGCCCGACCTGGTGTTGAAGTGGACCACGCGCGCCGTGTTCGCCTGGCTGGCGCTGTGGGGCTTCATGCTCTACACCCAGATGGAATGGATGATGGATCGATGAAGCACAAGGCCGAGTGGCTGATCGTGCTGTTCGTCGCGGCGGCGGTGGCATGGATCTGGTTCGTCGTGGAGTTCGTTGTCGAATAACGCCCCCGTAGCTCAGTGGGATGAGCGCGCCAAGAGCACGGCGAGGACGCTGGTTCGAACCCAGCCGAGGGCACGAAGGCGTCAAACCCGTTTTCCTAGTTCTGTCTTTGTCGGGCAAGGACGGTCATGATCCACCATGTTGCTTCTTCGACACTCTGGGCGGCATGGACCGGGGAGCCGTACCTGCGCCTTCATCAAGCGAGCGAAGCGAGCTTGATGTTCGGGCTGAGCGGCAGCGAAGCCGTTCACCATGAGCACCATGACACAAAGCGTTTCCTGGCGATCCAGGACCCGACGGCGCGGTGTCATGGTGCTCTCCCATGGGCACCGGAAAGGAGTTGACATGACATGGCCTTAGGTTGACCTAAGGAGGAATCATGTCCCGCACGGACAAGGACAGGCCCTACTGGGTACAGGTGCGTGATCCCCTGTTCCCTTACAGGCTGAGGGCTTTTCACCGCCACCACGGCAAGCTGTGGCAGGAGCGGGGGTGTGACATCGACTTCCCGATGCCCATACCCCGTGGGCGCCGCGACCACGCCAACTGCGAGTGGTGGCCCAAGCACAAGGACTACGAGAAGATCTTCGGCCGCAGTGGCTGGCGGCGCACTCATCCCGGCCAGGAAGGGCGCGCCCGGATGGCGGTGCGGCGGCTGATCAGCAACTGGATCAAGACGGCCCCGGGCGACCGGGAAGACATCGATTCGTACCAGGATGCACCGAGTCAGCGCTGGCTGTGGCGCAGATGGTACTGGGACTAAGGAGAGAGGAATGATCATAGCGGTGACCGGGTGGCGCCATCACACCGATAGCGCTTTCATCCGGGCCCAGCTGAACAACTTCCGGGGACCGTTCCCGTTGCACATCAGAGTGGGGGACGCGGCGGGGGCCGATCTGTTCACCCTCAAATGGTGCCAGGACAACAAGATCTCCCACCATGTGTTCTACGCCGACTGGGAGCGCTACGGGAAATCGGCTGGCGCCATACGCAATGTCGGCATGTTGCGCGGCGTCGGGGACCGGATCATGGGTCCTACGGATATACTGCTGGGCTTTCCCCGCACGGATGGGGGGCACAGCAAGGTCCCCGGCTCAGGAACATTCGGATGCATCATCGAAGCGACACTGCTGGGAATCCGGGTGGAGATCCCGGCATACAGGAATTCAGGAAAATGAGCGTAATCACAAAAATCAAGACCTATGCCACGATGATGGCAGTCATCGCGACCCTGGGCGCCTGGTACGCAGTGACGGATACGACCAATGATGATGAGTCTCTTCTGCTGTCGTCCAAGTGGGACCCTGCGGTCCTGCCCCTGCAGAGGGAAATGCTCATCAATATCACATTGGACGGCATTGCCATGCCCACCCGCAGGCGCCGCCTGTCCCCCTACAGTGAGACGATCCTGGCCGCCAAGGGAGTCAGGGTGGTCTTCACCGTCACCTCGATCCATCCCCGGATGGAGTTCATCGACTGCATCATCTTGCGCAACGGCAAGTCGATCAACCATGACAAAGGCTTCGACTCCATAGGCGGCCCCGGAATGGTCAGGTGTGAGGCATGAACAAGACGGTCAGAATGGTCCCCACCTTGTTCGTGGTGGCCATCCTCGGGGTGGGTGCTTGGATCCTTCTCCCCTCCCTGCAGAAGACCCTGGACCCCGACGACGGCAGCGTCACCGTCCTGGTGGAGTTCGAGCCGACGCGGCGCTCCGGCAAGCCTCCGCCGGGACGCTCCCTCAAAGACCAGGTGACCATCCAGCTGATGGTCGGCGCACAGCCGTATCCCACCGAGAGGTCAACCAGGTCACCCTGGGAGAGGACGCTCTATCCCCGCAAGGGGGAGGTGGTGGAGGTGTATGCCGAACAGTTCTATGGCACCACGTTGTACTGCATGGTCCGCCAGGGCAGCCATCCGCCGGTGCAGGATCGCAAGAACGGGCCGTCTTTCGTCAGGTGCAGGCATACGGTGGTTTGATCTATGGTTGTGGGTATAGGAGACGTAGTAGACCTGGGAGGTAATATGCCAGCGATGGCCATGCCTGTCTTCGAAGCCCGCAACGCCTACACCTACGACGGCACCAACTCCGCCGACCTGGCGGCAGCCATCTTCGACTTCACCGTGGTCTCGGAGACCGCGACCGAGTTGACCTTCAACTCCGGCGGGGTCAACCTGACCGTGGTCCGTGGGGGCTGGCTGGTGGAGTCCGGGGGCGTCGTGACGGCGGAGAACATCTTCGCCAACGCCGATGACTTCCACGACATGTACACCGAGGTACGCGCGGCTACCACCCACGTGCACGACATCGTGCTCAAGACCGGTCCGGGGCACGCACCCGACGACGAGTACCCTGTGGAGTAACCGCCCTACGCAAAGAGAAACCCTGCCTCTCATCACGGGGCAGGGTTTCTTTGTGCTGGTGGAGCCCCCGCATCCTTGCAGATACTCCCAGCGGCCAGGGTTGTGCCGGGGACCCCGGGGTCCGCCCAGTCTTACCTCGCGAGCCAGCCTGAACGTGCCGCACGCCACCGCCAATCAGGCTACCAGTTTTTGTCGTACCCCTGCGATAGGCTTCCGGCACCAACTTGAATGATGAAGACGAGGGGATCATGGAAGACACCGAGACCATGTCGGCCAAGGACGCCATTGAGGGCGCGAAGGCACTCAACGACCTGATGAGCCTGTTCAAGGGATGCCAGACCAAGGTGGGCCAGCTGATGCCCGATTTCGTCAAGACCGCCGAGGGCAACCATGTTGCCTGGTTCGCCGGGATCGAGAAGGTGTCCGATCTGGATGTCGATGACGCCCAGGGGTGCCTGATCGTGGCGCTGAGCGTCCTGGGGCAGATCAAGGTCAAGATCAGGAACACCACGGCGGAGGAGATCCTGAAGGACATCTTCAAGCCCAAGGAGTCTTGATGGGCTGGATCGTGCACACCGGAACCCACAAATGCCGTCCACCGATCGGCGAGAGAGCCCGTATGCCAGAGGGGAAAACGGTCGGCTCCCTGTGGCGCTGCACCGAAGGCAACTGCGGCCAGCTGTGGCGCATCACCGGTGGCTCGATCTGGTGGTTCTGGCAAGAGGCGACCCGTCGCGAGATCAGGAAGTACAAGGACCAGGGGTGGGATTGATGACCGGAGCCAAGCTGTGCCGCAAATGCGGAACGGTCATCGAGAGCGATTGGGCGGTCCAGGCCGATTACCATGTGGGCTGTTTTCCCGATTTTGACGTTATGCCTGGATTCGAGATGAGTGGCTTCGACATCGGACTCAAGGAGGACCTGACCGAGATCGTCATCTGGGCCAACAACAACGCCCGCCGGTCGCTTCAGGTGGGCTTGGGATGCTCGGAGGTGGGCCAGGAGTGTGATCTGCGGCTGGCTTACCGGATGGCCAACATGCCCGCCGTCCACCACGGCAATGACTCCTGGCCCGCCACCGTGGGCACCGCCATCCATGCCTGGATGGAACAGGCCGTCAACGACTTCCAGGGCGTCAACGGGGTCAGGCGGTGGCTCACCGAGCTTGAGGTGTTCCCGTCGCTGATCGTGGCCGGGCACACCGACCTGTATGACATCGAAACATCGACGGTCCTGGACTGGAAGTTCCCTTCGCCGGACAACCTGAAGAAGATGCGCACCAGCGGGCCGCCGCTGCAGTATGTCACCCAGGTACAGCTCTACGGCCTTGGCCATGAGAACGCCGGGCGCCCGGTCAAGCGAGTCGGCTTGGTTGCCTTGGGGCGCCAGGGCTGGCTCAAGGACATGTGGGTGTGGACAACGGAATATGATCGCGAACATGCCCTGGGCGCCATCAAGCGCATCCACACCATCGGGGCTAGGATGATGGAGCTAGGACTGCCGGAATCCGGGGCGTGGCAAGAGATTGAACGTTCACCTACCCGGTTGTGCAGTTGGTGCCCAATGTGGAACAGAGACCAGAAGGAGCCAGGGGCCAGAGGATGCCCCGGAAAGTGAGAGAGGATGAGACTCGACGAATTGATCAAAGAACTCCAGTACACACTCCTGTACAACGGTTTGCAGAACAGGGAAGAAGGAGAACGGGAATGAGCATTCCGCAGTTTGATGACACCCCGACGGAGAGTCTGGGCGGCGGGGAGAAGCGCGATCCGAGCGAGTTCGTGCCATGGGACCGCATCGCCGAGGTGGTGACCCCGAGGGGTACCCGGCCAGGGCTGGTGATGATCGTGCGGCCCTTGGAGCGGATCAAGGATTTCCGCACCAAGGATCCCGAGGATGACTGGAAGACTCTGGTGGTGGCCGATATCGCCATCCTGGACGCGATCCCGTCCACCCCGGACCAGTACGGCATGATGCTACCGCCGGTGGCGCCGGGATCGCAGTGGCGCAACCAGTTGGTGTTCCCTGGGATGTTGAACAAGGCCTGGCGGGACAAGATCGGCGGCACCTTGATCGGGGTGATCTACTACGGGCAGGCGTCCAAGATGGCCAACGGCACCATGGGCAAGCCGCCGTTCCTGTGGCGCTCGCTGAGCCAGGATGCGCAGCAGGTGCGCCGGGGCCAGAGCTTCATGGCGGCCTTCCCCGGCTTCCTGATCCCGATCCCGCGTGTCAATCCCCCCCAGAATGCCTCAGCCTCTGATGCATGGACCACTCCGGTG